CGCCTCGTCGCTGGACGCGGCTCTCAATCAAGACCGCGCTCGCCACGGCTGGTATGCTCGACGCGGCGCGTGCGTTCCTCTCGTCTACCGAAATCGCCACGGGCTACACGGCGTGGGAGGCGCTGACCGACTGCGACTACATCGAGGAGGGCTTCGGCGGAGCGGATGCGTGGAACGCGCTCTTGGACGGTGCGGCTGTCGCGCTCGGCAAGACCCGCGCTGAAATCGACGCGTTCCTCGACGCGATCCCGACGGAGGCCTGACGCCATGATAAACCTCAGAAACGCGCTGATGGCGGAGAAGCGGCTTCCGTATGACGCCGAGGTGGAGTTCCTCGAATCCACGGGGACGCAGTGGATAGACACGGGCATAATATCTGATGGCACTGGGCTGACCGTTGAAGTGACGTGCTCAAAGACAACAAGTGCAACCCAGGAAATGGCCATTGTCGGGCGAAGTGGTAACAATGGCTTTGACTTATATGTTTTGAACTCGAAATTTGAACTATGGAACTCAAGCAACAGAGTCGCAAAAAACCCAACAACCATCTCGGCTGGCGAAGTATATGACGTAATTGGCTCAACGGCGGGAGGCGCAATGAATCTTTCCGTCAATGGCGTCAACTCGTCTCGTTCAGGTGTAACTTCTTTCCCAAACAGGAACATAGTTCTTTTCAGGCATAACTCGAAGTATTATTGGGTAGGCAGATTGATGTTCTGCAAAATTTGGCAAAACGGCGTCCTCGTCCGCGACTTCATCCCCGTGCGCAAGGGCACGGTCGGCTACCTCTACGACCGCGTGTCGGGCAAGCTCTTCGGCAACGCGGGCACGGGCGACTTCGTGCTCGGGCCGGACGTCGTGCCAGTGGAGTATTTGCAATCGAGCGGGACGGAGTACATTGATACAGGGGTAAGCCCGTTTGAAGGAATGGGGTTGCACATGCAATACAAACCTATGGCGCAGGGCGCCGAACAGCGTTTGTTTGGAGTGCGCACGAATATCGTGTTCAACTATGGATACTACGGGGCCACGGCTAATTTTTGGGATATTGGCGGTCGTATCTCAATGGCTCAAGTCCCATTCGACAGCGTCAGTGTAATGACATTAAACAACGGAACTATAGATTTTAACAACTACCAATATTCGTACACAAATGTCCCAACGTCGGCGGATAACTGTTATCTGTTCGCATGGAACAGAAATCCCTTGCTGTTCGCGACTGCACGCGTCTACGAACTGAAGCTTTGGGACAGTTCCGCAAGCAATCCCCTCCGCTCCTTCCGTCCAGTTCGCGTCGGCACGGACGCAACCTCGTGGGAGGGCGCGATGATGGACGTGCTCACCCGCCGCATCTACCGCAACGCGGGGACTGGCGCGTTCACATACGGCAACGACCTCAAGTACCCGATACCCGCATCGTAAGAAAGGACACATTATGACACTCGAACAGCAGAAGCAGATAGAACGCGAGTTCCTCGACGCTATACCGACGGAGTAGCAAACAATCTCCCCTTCCGCGAGAGGTGCTAACTCAAAACGGGCTCGCCCTTCTCGCGGAGAGAAGCCAAACGAAAGGAACTAAAGACATGACAAATGAAGTCAAGAGGAAGGTGAAGAAGGATGCGTTCATGGCGTTCCGCAATGGCGGCGTTGCCATGATGAACAGCCTGAAGCTCCCGTGGAAGGCATCAGACGACTGGGACAGCATGGTGAAGTCTGCGGACTATGCTCTCGCTCACGCCAACAAGTCGGGCGAGCGCGGTACTGCAATGGCCGCACTTGCAATGTGGATGCACGGCTATCTCGAATGTAAGACTATGGAGGAGATGGAAAATGCTTCCGGCATAATCGAAGCCGAAGAGACGGCCAAGAAGGCAATGTCCGGGAAGTGAGAATTTTGCCGTCAGCACGGTGCAGGCGGTAAATAAACAACAACAAAACCAAAAAAGGAAAACCCAAAATGGATGAGACAACCAAAACTGAGGGGTCAACAACCATCAACCAGTATCCTAACAACAACGGCTGGGGCGGCCCGTGGGGTGGCTTCGGAGGCTACGGCTATCCCGTTGCGGTTCCGGGCTACGGCTACGGCGGCGGCTTCGGCGACCTGATGCGCGGCTTCGGCGGCAACATCAACATCGGGCGCGGCGGCGGCATGACAGGCACGGCTCTCGGGCTTGCAATCGCGGCACTCGGCATCCCCGTTGTCGGCGCACTCGCCGGACGTGGATTCGGTTTCTGCGGGAACAACTGCGATATCGTCACGAAGGATTACGTCGGAATGCTGGAGAAGAACAACGCACTCCTTGCCGAGAACGGACAGCTCAAGGCGCAGATTTACACCGACAACAAGACGGATTCGGTCATCAAGACCCTCGTAGAGTGGCGTCAGCGTCAGGAACTCATCGACACGCAGACTGCCGCGGAAGTAGCGACGCTCAAGGCGCAGAACGCGGCTCTTCAGGCGCAGCTCGGCTCGATGCTCGGCACGTACATCACGCCGAACGTGATGCTTCCGTCGCAGGCGGTCGCGACGCAGATTGCGTCCAAGACCACGACTGCGGCCACTGGCTCGTAAGCGGGTCTTGAACATCGTCGGGGGGCAACCCTCGGGCTTCCCCCCGACGTGTTTCAAAACTCAACCGAAAGGAAAGACAAATGACGAAGACGGCGATAGTAAAGGGCGTGGCGAGGTGGTACGGCAAGAACGTCGTGCCGATGATTCCCGCGTTCTCTCTCACGAAGGCGGGTCACATGACCGCCGTTATCATGGCGGAGCAGAATCCTGCCGTGGCCGAGGCGTTCCTCATGAACGTTGTGCCGCCGGGGGTTGGCGCGATGCTCCAGACAATCGCCGCCGCCGCGCAGAATGATGCCGTGTTCAACCTCGCGATGAAGTCGCTTCGAGACGCCGTGGCGAAGGAGGCGGTTTCATTCCCGACGCCCGGCAAGCCGCCGCATCCAGACGGCACATTTGACATGCTCAATATCCGTCCAAGCGACATTGAACTTATCGCGGGCGAGATACGCACGGCCCAGCAGGAGATTGACAACGCGGCGGCGCTCGCGAAAGCCAACGCCCCCGCCCCGCAGGAAGGAGCGAAGACGTAATGTGCACGAAAGAAGAGTTTGCCCGTCTGCGTGACGTGGTTAAGGAAACGGCCGAGCAGTCCGCAGAGAACTCACGGCAGATAGCCGCACTGCAAAGGGCGGACGCCGTGCAGTCCGAGCAACTGAAGACGCTGTTTAACACCACGCGCGAGCAGGGGGAGAACCAGAAGACGCTCCTCAATCGGCTCGTCTTCGCGGTTATCGGGATTCTCTTCATCCTCGTCCTTGCCGTTATTTTCGGAGCGCTCGGGGAACGTGGCTTTAACGCCGTCACAAATGTCACGCCAATGACAGGGGGTTGATATGCTGAAACTCATAACATCACTGCTAACTGCCGTAGGCGGGTTCTTCAACTGGAAGGCCTCGCCGTCGAAACAGTATTCAGACGCGAGGAAGTCTGTGGAGAAGGACATTAAGAAGCGAGAAGAGGACAGACAGACAGTGCGCGATGCGGTCTACGAAGGGGACGAGAACCGCGTCAACGCGATGCTCAACCCCGCGATTGCCGTGCTGGTCGGCGTGTGCCTTCTGTGCGGCGGGTGCTTTACTACGACCAAGGTTGTTCGCGTCACCGAAGACAGGTACGTGTCGTGCGTCAAGGGAGACGACGGCAAGGTGCTGTACTGGAAGGTGCCGCCAGCCATCATGGTCGAACTGCTTGATGCCAAGTGCGAACTTGAGCAGTACAAGAAAGACAAAAAAATAAACGAAAGGTTGCTGAAATGAAGAAACTGTGGAACATCATATGCTCCTTGTTCACGAGGGAGAACGTCGGCATAATCTGGAAGACGCTGTTCGCGTCGGCCAAGGATGCCGCGAAGAAGGCGATAAACGACCCGAAGGTTCAGAAGCGCGCCTTCGAGACGGCGAAGACGCTCATGTCGATGGACATAAGCGGCGACGCCAAGAAGGACGCCTTCAACTCCGCCATGAAGGACTTTTTCGCGGAGTACGGAAAAGAAGTCGGCACTTCCACGCTGAACTGCATCCGCGAACTCGCTGTCGAGGCGGTCAAGCAGAACGCCGATGAGACTGCCGCTACTGGCGTAGTCACTTCGGACTAAGGAGGTCTGGCATGGAAGACAAGGTGTTGCACGAAAGCGCGTTGGCAGTGTGCCAAGAGGCTATGGCGATACTCCGTCAGGAGCAACGCCTTGTTTCCATCACGCCCGACGCTGGCTCGAAGGTGGAGAGGGCTTGTTACTCGGCATACGAGCGTAGCAGGCTGGAGGTTCTTGCGTCGTTCGGATGGTCTTTCAACAAGGAGGACATACGCGTCAGGAACGGCGGAAGGGAGATGGAGGACGGACGGTATCGCATAGCGTACCCTGCAACCGCCCTGAAGGTGCTCGGATGCTACGACATGGACGGACACAAGATACCGTTCACAGTCCGCCAGAACAAGTACATCTACTCCCTTGAGCCGATACACCGCATCACTTACATCTTCGACGAGGAGGACATGACGCTCCTTCCCGCGCTCGTCCGCAAGGCCGTGGTCTATACGCTCGCCAAGAACTTGGCGATGGAGATTACTGGACGCGCAAACGACGCGCAGTTGATGGAGTTGCAGTGCAAGGCAGCTGTGCAGGAAGCCCGCACTGACGACGCGAGGCTCGGCTCTACTGGCTCATCCGTATACGGCAAGAATCATATCTACGAGTGTATGTGTGGTCGGCGCAATCCATTCAAGAAGAGGGGGTTGTAAGCAATGATACGCCTCATACAAAACAGTTTCTTCGGAGGTCAACTCGACTATGAGATGATGGGCCGTCAGGACTACCAGCGTTATGCAAAGGGGGCTACGAAGCTGTGCAACTTCAACATCCTGAAGAGAGGCGGTCTTGATAAGCGCAGAGGGTTCGACAGGCTGTTCAACATCACGGAGAGGTTTCCTGTAATATCAGCGAGCACGAAAATCAGGATGATACCCTTCGCCTACAAGAAGACGCAGGGGTTCGTGCTCGTGATGACGCCAGCAAAGTGCTTCGTGGTCGCCACGAACCCGCAGACGCAGTACAAAGTGTACAACGTCAGCGACCTCGACGGAGTGTACAACTCGCAGGAGATTGACGAACTTGACTACCAGCAGTGCGGCGACGTGCTGTTCATAGCACACCAGAACCATCCGCCAGCGAGGATTTCCCACGTCGTGGATTCGATTGGCGAAGACGGATTCCACTACGAGACAATCGACTTCGGAGTGGCGGAGAGCGGAATACCAGAGATTACCGACGCAGTTGTGTCTCGCATATCGGTGAACAACGACGCCGCGTCAACGTTCGTCGAGGAGTACAAGGCGACGGCGATGTTCGACGGCGTTGAGACATATCCGTGCGAGGCGTACAAGAACGAGTATGCGCCGAACAACGCGAGCAGTTGGCACGGCACCGCATACAAGATGCCGTGGACTGAATCGCAGAAGATTAGGCTCACAATAAAGCCCGTGGCGAGGACTGTCGATGGCGTTCAGGAATACCCCGAAGAGATTAGGATTTACAAAAAGGCGTTCAACTACTTCGGGCTTGTCGGCACTGTGAAGTTGAGCCTTGACAACTCAGTAGTTACACTTGAACAGGGGACTTCCTACGTTCTTCCGAGCACGAAGTACAGAAACTCCGACGCGACTGAGGACACCAACATTCTGTCGGTATCAGCAGACACGCCTGTTCGAGCCAAGAACGGCACGGCTTGGGAGTTTGCGGCAAGCGGAACGCTCCCGCTTGTGACGGCACAGACGATGGTTGACGGCTTTGCGAGGATTGGTCTTGGCGCAGTCTACTACACGGTGGAAGATGGCGGCGACGAGGTGACGCTGAAGTACGAGGGCTACAGCGCAACAAGCATCTCGATGACTGACGGCACTTCGACTTGGAGCGTTGACCTTCCTGCGTCTGGCGGAGACAAGACGCAGACCGTCGAGAAGGAGGATGGCGAAACCGACGAGGCGTTTAGACTTCGCTACATTGACGCCTTCAATGTCTTTGCCGATTCGCTTACTGACATATCGACGATTGATATTCCGATTGCTGGGATGGTCGGCAACACGCTTACGTTCACAGTTACTGGCGGCGTACTGCCAGTCAATAGCATCAAGATGTTCGCAAGTCCGAACATCGACACTGCGTACTTCGACGACAAGTATATCACTCCTTCGACGAATATCACACCGCCGTACTTCGACGAGGACAACAAGTTCACTGGTGCTGGAAACTACCCTGCTTCGGTCGCCTTGACGCAACAGCGTCTCGTCTGGGCTTCGACGAAGAACGAGCCAGCGCGTATTCGGATGTCCGCCATCGGCGACTTCTACAACTACGCGACGCACGAGATTCAGTTGCCAGACGACGCAATCGACTTCCTGTTGCCGATTACCCGTTTCGCCAAGATAAACCACATCTGCGAGATGAGGAAACTCTTGCTGTTCAACTCGGCTTGCGAGTGGCTTGTGGATTCCGCGTCAAGCACAAGCGGCTTGACCTATGAGACGATACAGGCATTTCCGCAATCATACTCTGGAAGTGCAGAGAGATTGAAGCCAATCATCTGCAACAACTCGTTGATATTCTGCGAGAGGACGAAACAGTGTGTGAGGCGGTTCGCCTACGACCTGTCGAACGACGGATTCGCTGGCAGAGATGTCAGCATCCTGTCGAACAGCATTTTCGAGTACAACTCCATCATAGACTGGACTTACCAGCAGTTCCCGCACTCCACCCTCTGGTGCGTACTGACAGACGGAACGATGGCGTCGTTCGAGTATATGGAGGAGCAGGAGATAATGGCATGGATGACGCACGAACTCGGAGGCGGAGGCAAGGTCAGGTGCATCTCGACTTCCTACGCCGTCGCCCCTGCACTCGACGAAGTGATGGATGTTGACGCATACGAGGTGGCGACACACGAGGAGGTGTTTGCTGTCGTGGAGCGTAATGGAGAAATCTGGATTGAGAGGATGCGCGTCAAGAGCAAGCCGCACGAGGATAGCCTATACCACTCGCTGTGCCTTGACGGTATGCGAGTCCTCAACAGCACGAACGGCTACCAGCCAAAACCAGACACCGAGCAGGACATCGTGTGGATTCCAGCTGATACAACGACTGGACTTCCGATTACTCGGGCGGAGGCGTTGGCGAAGATTTCCGCTGGCGTTGACGTGTACGAAGGCTATCTGTTCGAGGCGAAGTACGTCTCCGTGTTCCCGTTCCTCGGAAGCAACATACAGGGCAACGGACAGTTCGACATCAAGAACATCTGCGGAATAGGGCTGAGGCTCATGTCTGCGTTTGGCGGCAAGGTGAAGGCGCACGGAACTCAGGAGTACGAGAACATTCCGTACTACTACAACGACCCGCGGAACGACCACAGGCCAGTGTTCGGCGGTGGCGTGCTCAAACTCTTCGACCACGACACGAACATCATGTCGTTGCCGAACGCCAACACAAGGGACGGAAGGGTGGAACTCGTGCAGGGTGACGCATATCCGTTCTCGTTGCTGTCCTACGAGATAGACCTTGAACCAGAGACTGGCGGAAGGAGGGAAAGATGGTTATGATGGCTCAATCTGGATTGAGAGCGGATGATTTGGTCTTCCATCTGTCTGATGGTCACTACATGGTGAACCACGTCACCGACTGCATGATTTCGGTAATGTGGGGTCTGATGAGCGAGCCACAGAGGGAGGAGTTTGAAATACTATACGGCAAGGGCAGGGGCTTTGGCGGTATGCGCAGGGAGATTCGGGAATCAGACCACGCGGTCGCGTTCTTCTGCGGCGGCAAGATTACCTGCCTTATGTGGGCGGGGTGGCAAGACCAAGACGGAATCAAGAAACACGCGAGGACGCTCGGGTGTGTCTGCTCCGACTACGCGCTGAAGCACACGATAAACTTCGTAAAGCACAGCAAGGAGTGCAGGGACGCCTTTATGCTGACAGAGCCGCCAGAGGTGTCGGAGATTTACGTGTTCATCACAGAGCATTTCAAGTCGTCGAGAGAATGGGCTGTCAGGGTATGTGGATTCAAGGAGGTCTGCAAAGCCACGGCGAACGGCGGTCATTTCGTGTGCTACAGGCACGTAATAGGGGAGGACTAACCTATGATGAATTGGGCAGGATTTGCGTTCAAGTGCGCACAGACCGACTTCAAGTTGGGTCAGGACATTATGAACATTGGTGCCAACTACTCCGCGTCAAAGGCGAAGCAGGCGCAGATGGAGATGCAGGCCAAGAACATGGGCAAGACTGCGGACGACTTCAACAAGAAGGCTGGCCGCGTTCAGGAGCAGGGCAGGGCGGCACGCGAGAGCAGGATGATTCAGGCTGGACAGGACGTTGGACACATCAACGCGAGCGCGGCTGGCTCTGGAATCGACGTGTCGTCGAACACAGTCCGCAAGACGATAAACGACACGATGGTGTCCGCGTACAATGATGCGGCTGTCATGGCGCAGAACGAGGCGGAACAGGCGCGCGAAATGCAGAACAGAGAACTGGAATCGAAGAGTTCCAAGATTTGGATGGAATACAACGTCGATGTCGAGAAGGTGAATCGCAAGATGGAACTCATCGGCGGCATAATGTCCACAACTGCAAACTGGTTCAGCGGAATGGCTGACGCGGGAAATTCACTGATGGGAGGCTGACATGGGAATGAAACGAGGAGCATTTGAATCGGTGCAACTGTCACAGGTCGCGGACAGCGCAAAGAATCCCAACGTCCAGATTGATTCCGTTGCGCGCGGGATGCGTGCGTTTGGCGCGGGGCTTGGCGCGGTCGCAAACCTCATGGGCAAACTCGGCGACATGGCTGACAAGGCGTACAAGGCGCGTCAGGCGAACGTGTCGGCGTTCAACCAGTCGCTCAACGACCTTGCGGCTGGAAAGACCAAACTCGACGAAGTGAAGAAGAGGTATGACGGAGTGAATACGGACGAGGCGCGTGACGCAATATCGGCGGCACAGAGAAACGTAGATACGCTACAACAACAGAGCGACTTTGCACTCGACAAGTACAAGAGGTCTGGAATACTCTTCGGAAAGATTGGGACTTCGACAGCAGAAAGCGGAAGGAAGCGCAGGCTTGACACAACAAAGGACGGAGAGTTCAACGTTAAGGACGCCGACAACCAGTCGGTTCTCGGTGCTATGTTCTTCCAGACTTGGTAAGGAGGTATGAAATGGGAAAGCAGGAATCTTTGAGTTCTGAAAACATAACGTTCGACCTGTCGAGCGAGAGGGCTACGATGCTCACCGCACTGTACCCACAGGGGACAGCGGCGAAGGGCTACACGTTTGGCACGGACGGACAGTCTGGACTTGCTGGTCGTCTCGACAAGGCGGAGCGGGACATCGAGAAGCAGTATTTCAAGAACAATCCCGAAGCATTTAAGCAGTGGAAGGAGCAGTTCGCGCCTACGAAGCAGAAGATGATAAACGACGCATACCAGTATGAGGTGGCGCAGACGATTCACGGCGCGAAGGAAGACAACGACTTGCAGTTGGAGGCACAGTTCTCGGCAATTCGCGAAGGCTACGACATGACGAATGTAGCCGCCTTCTTCACTACTGGCGCTTTGATGGAGGAGATTACAGACGACTACAACACGCAGATGAAGGATTTGAAGCGCGAGGAAGACGACTTCCCCGCTGACACTTCAACCACAGAGGGCGCGAAACTTGCGGAGGAGAGGGCTAAGATAAAGGCTTCTGCCGCCGCGAAGGAGGTCAAGGACATAAAGTCTGCGCAGTCGCTGTACGATTCCAAGATAGAGATTGCAAGAAAGCACACCGACGAGTTCCTTGCAAGGAAGCACCGCGAGCAGTACGAGCACGCCAAGAACGTTCTTGGCCGTTCGCACGAGGCGTCGGTTGCGTTCGCCAACGTGCAGATGAACAAGCACGTCAAGAAACTGTTGCAGGACATGGTGGCGACGAACCCAGAGTGCGCCAAGAGCATACTCAAGTGGCTCGCCCGTCCGAACGCCACGTCGATACAGGAGGTTGACAAGGACGGCAACGTTGTCGTCGGCAAGGACAATAAGCCGACATACAAGAAGGATGTCTACAATCCGCTCGGAAGGTGGTGTCTGTCCGACGGAGAGGTCGCGGAACTCATGCAGTCTGCGGAGAAGCAGTTGGCGGCATACGAGAACCTGTCGAAACTGCGCCTTACGATAGAACAGGCGAAGCACGACCTTCAGCAGAAGAAACTCGAACAGATGGTCAACGCATGGAAGGGCAACGCGAGGCTGAAGATTGCGCGTGGCGACCTGTCGATGTCACCGAACCCAGACGACATGCTGTCGAAGTTCATTCCAGACATCGAGATGTTCCAGAAGGCTGGCTACGAGAAGACCGACGAACTCATCTCTTCGATAACGTCCGCATGCAACTCGTACTTCAAGTTGAGGGACGAGACTGGCAAGCGGTACGATTCGATGCAGAAGTCCGCTCGGCAGGCGTATTTCGCGAAGCGGATTCAGGACTACAAGGATTCCGAGGCCGACAACGTTGCGATGACGTATCTCCTTCCAGACGGCAGGATTGGCGTGAACAAGAGCGTTGACAGGCGTGCCGCGATAGTCGCGTTCATAGACAAGGCTTTGCGTGACGACACGCTCGAAAGCAGTGTGAAGGCCATCTACGGCGAGGAGAAGAAGCGTTTACAGGACGAGCGCGTCGAAAGGAACGCGGAGGCGTTGGGACTTCTCGCCGAGCGGTGCGGATGGCGTCTTCCGTCGGAGCAGACGAAGAAGGTCATAAACTACAGGACTGGAATGTACACCGACGTGGAGGGCATGCCAAGCCGTCAGACTGGCGACATGCTACTCTTCAACGAAAAGGGTGCACCAGTCATAGGCAACGACATGACCGCCACTTGGACTGACCCAGAAGACCCAAACCTCACGGTTTCGCTTGGCGCGTCAGAAGTACGCGACCTCTTCAGGAGGACGATGAACATACTCGACAGCACTCCAGAGGACGACCTTGCCGTGATGAAGGACGCGAAGGCTGGAAGCAAGTCGAGGGTGGAGGTTGCGTTCCTGAACGCTTGCAGGACAGCCGCCCGCGAAAAGAACTCCAACAACGTGTACAGTTCGCTCGCTGGCGCGATTCGCACTATGGACAACGCGCTGTTCAGTCCTTCGGTGCGCACTTCTACGCGCAGACTTGGCTACATGCAGAGTAACGCCTTCATACCGCCTGTCGTCAAAAAGAAGACGGACGATGCGAAAAGCGCGAAGAAATGATATAATACCAACTACCAACTTCAACACAACTGCGCCATGAACGAAGACATCCAGAACTTTCTTGACACTTACGAGAAGAACGCGAAGACCGCAAGCGAAAACGCTGGCGTAGTCACAAGCGAAAACGAGTTAGACCTTGCGTTAAACTCGCAGGAATCGTCACAGCTTCGCGCTGGAGAATCTGTCTACGACGAAACGCAGAAACTTATCGGCGACAGGAAGTTCGAGGTCGATACTGGTGCGATACTCGCGTCGATAGACTACGGCGCGGACAAGCCCACTGACGACGAGAAGTATTGCGCCTTCTCGCTGTTGAGCGGAAGGATAAAGCCAGAAGACCTCGACAAGTCCGTGCTCCCGCACATGGTTGCGGCTGTCAGCCACACGCTGTTCGGCACGAAGAACGACTTTGACGGCACCATCATAGGCAATACGCTCAAGATATATGACAGGACGAAGAGCGACTACATCGAGGGTTACGACAGGGACACGAAGAAGTGGGACGCGGCTACACTCCTAAACCGCGTCAAGGAATCTTGGGACATCATCAGCGATACGACCGGCAAGAAGCGGATGTCAGTCTACGAGGACGAATGGAAGTCCTCTGGACTGAACAAGGGCGGCAAGAACTTCTTTTCCGAGGAGCGTTCCATCGAGCAGTTGGACTACATGTTCAACATCGCGAGCGAGAATATCGGCAAGTGGGACAAGTTCAAACTGTACGACGACCAAGTGGCTCGCCAGAGCGCGTCGCAGGTCGGCATACCGATGGACTTGCAGAACTGGTTTGGCATCAAGTCGGTGTGGAACGAACTGTCGATGGAATCCGACAGGTTTCTGCGAGGCACAACACAGGCGATAGTCGGAGACAGCGCGTCCGCAGTGAAGACGCTGAACAACTGGCACTACGCCCTCGACACAGAGGGATTCCAAGGCTCCGCATACTACGATTCCGACAGGTACATACTCGACTTGGCGGCTGACACGCTTGGCGTGAAGCGCGGCGACTATGCGGCGATACAAGACCGCGTGATGAACTCGAAGAATAGAATGGTAAACATCTCCGACAAGGACGGAAACACGCAGGCAATCATAAGGATTGCTGACGGACTTGTAGATGAGAACAGGCTTCCCACGAAGACTTCGCTGATGATAGAGAGCGCGAACGAGGTCTACTACAAACTGAACGTCGTCAACAAGTTCGTGAGCGACTTCGGCGACGCGCAGGGCAGAATCAGGCTTGCAGACGCAATCGGCACAATCGGAGGCGAACACAGCGACGCGGCGGAAGGCGTCGCGCTGTACATGACAGGAAAGGGCGAGAACGCCGACGCTCTTCGCGAGTGGGCGAACAACTACCTCGACGGCGCAACCGACGAGAAGGATGCCGCAAAGAGGTTCGATACCGTCCAGAGGGCGTTCCATGTCTGCGCCGAGGCGAAGAGGCCGTTTGGCGTCCTTCCCTACGGAGGCACAAAGGGCTTCTACGGGCTAATGAAGGAGACTGGTGCTGGAGTTCCGAACCTTGCGCTCGACTTCCTGTACGACTTGGGAGGGTTCTTTGGCGACGCATACTCCCAGAGCGCGTACTGGGTGGAGCGTGGCATGGACAAGATAAAGGGCGAGAGCGAAGAGGATGCCATAAGAGCACGCCGCGAACACATGATAGACCAGCAGGTGAGGAGCATTGCGTCAACTGAAGTGTACGACCAAGGCTCCGTGACTGGATTTATCGCCAAGCAGATTCTCTCGTTCAAGGCGTTCGAGATTGTCTTCGGCATGCGCCTGTCGTCCGCGCTCGACAAGATACCGGGAAATCCGAAGTGGGCGACCACTGCGTCGAACTGGCTGAAGAGGTCTGGACGCGGGGCGAAACTCGGAGAGGCGAGGCAGAAGGCAAGCGGTTTTCTTGCGGAGGCTGATGAAATCGAGTTCAATGCGAACAGGCTCATGGCGAGCAACACTTGGCGCATCGGGCCAGACAACCTTCGCTTCGCGGAGAGCGGTCTTGACGCGATTGAACGAGCGGAGGCTTTGAGGGCGTCCGCCAACAAAGCGTTGGCGAAGATGGAGAAACTTGTCGGCAACGAGAAGGCCCTTGAGATAATGGACTTCTGCCGTCCAGTGATGGACAGGGCGATTGGACTTTACACGCTCTACGCATCGTCAGCCAACGAGATGGAGATGCAGAGCGCGAACAAGTATGCGCAGATTATGGAGGGTCGCGGCACGGGCTACGACGACAAGATGTGGTCTGACGCGATGGACGCTATAAAGATTCGCTCTGGCGTAAGCACGTCGTTCATGCTCGGCATAGGAAACTTCCTCGAAAGGATGAAGGCTGGTGCTGGCTCTGCGGCGGAGAACGAAGTCGGCGCAAGGATTCGCGAGATAGAGAGGCGGTTCGTGGACGCATGCAAGCGCGGCGACATGAACGCTGTCGAGGCTTGGATTCTCGGATTCAGGACTGCGTTCGGAGAGGGCGTGTTGCGCGAGGCTGGCAACATGTACCGAATTGGCTTCGGCATGGGCACGACTGGGCAACTCGGAGAGAACGTGCAGGATGCGTATCTTGGCGTCTCCCCGTGGTCTGGAATCGGCGACAACGTTGTCGAGGCTGGCGTGTCAGAAGGCGCGTCGATGGGCGTCACGGTTGCGTTCATGCGTTCTCTAAGAGGGCTTCGCACTGGGCGCGACATGGCGAACAGGAACCTTGCGTTCTTCAAGACGATGGCGCAGGGCCAGCGGCCAGAGAACATCGTGAGTTCCATCCTCGCCAACAACAAGAGACTGCGCCAAACCGACGAATCGGTCGAGGAGATGACCGTCGATACGGCGAAGGCCGCGTTCGCAGAGCGTCTGTCTGACTACTTCCAGAAGGCCATAATCGCAGACGACGCACAGCGCGACAGCGCGTTGAAGGAGTGGCGCAAGCAGAACAGGGAACTGTGCGGCGAGGAGGGCGCGAAGACGTTTGACGCCTTCGTGCACGACATCAAGTATTCCCCGCAGATGTTCGACTGGCACATCGAGAGGATGGGTCAGAGAATGACCGCCGAAGACCTGTCGAAGACGCTGAAGGTCGGCGGAATCGAGAACACGGTGAAGACGCTTGAGGACGGAAGTTTCGCGTTCGACCTGTCGTTCGACTTCGGCGGCAAGAAGATTACGAGCAAACTCCTGTTCAAGGCTGGCAAGATTTACGTCACTGACGGCGAGAACTACAAAACCAGTTTCGCGCTCGACGTGGTGAAGAACATTCTTGAGGGCAACGCACCGAAGGAACTCATCGAGAAGTACAACGAACTCGACGAGGAGCAGAGGAAGAACCTCGAATCTGGAATTGACGTGGGCGGAATGCTCTCTGCCGCCGCAGACAAGATGTCCGCGAAGGGCCTGTTCTTCACGAAGGACGAGGCCGTCGCTGGCAAGAAGTCTGGCGAGGAGAACCTTGTTGACATCGAGAACCCAGAGATTTACGACGGCATAGTGTTCTTGGCGACTGGCAAGGCGGAAGTCGGCACGACGCGCCACGAGGTGCTTGGGCACGCCGTTCTCGACGCATTGAAGCGCAGTGGCGTTCTGACTGAAACCGACATGAACGCGCTGAAGGAGCACTTCGGCGGCGACAACAAGTGGGAGGAGCGTTTCGTCGATTCGGTGGTGAAGGCGGCTTCCGCTGGAGACGCTGGCGCGGCGAAAGACCTGTTGCCACAGCAGAGGACGCTCATCGACAAGGTGCGCGGAGCGGCGCGTGGCGTCCTTGAGGCCATGCACATAGTCAAGAAGGCTCGCGGGCCAGAGGCCACGTTCAACGTCGAGAAGTTCATGAAGGAAACCCTCGACAGGGCCAACGAAACAGTGAAACTCCGTGCGGAGCGCGACAGGATGGAGGAGATTGTTCGCGCCAACGCGGAGAAGGCGATGGAGGAGGCGCGTCAAGAGGCGGCGCAGAGGCGTTCTGAACTCGAAAAGGCCATACTGGAGGAGCAGGAGCGCAACAAGACGCTCGGACAGGAACGCGCCGTCAGGATTGCGAAGAGCCGCGACGAGATGCGCAAGGTTGCGGAGGAGATTGAACGCCTGTCGAACACGGCAAAGACGGTTGACGACTACCTTGCCGCAGTCGAGAAGGCGAAGGGCGACTTCATCAAGCACCTGAAGAAGTTTGGATTCGACAAGGGCGAGGTCGGCAAACTCGTCGAGGACTGGTATCTCAAGACCGTTGACGCATACGGCGACGCAATGATGGAGCGCGTCGAGGCGGAGCGCGAGGCGGCAGAGGCGAAGGCGAAGGCCGATGCGCTTGAGGCGGAGAACAATGTCTGGCGCGAGAAGGCCCGCAAGCAGTGGATGGAGACGAACAGGCGGCTTGAGCAGGAAGCCATAGCGAAAGCGAAGGCGGAGTACAAGGCACGTCTTGACGCGGAACGCCAGAGGCTCGAAGCGAAGGCTGAATCGAAGAAGCGTGGCGAGGAGTTGGCGAAGCAACTCGCCGTGGTGGTTAGCAATGCCGAGCAGATTGGCTACGACATCTACAAGAACCTTCGCGACATGGCGTCGGTTGCCAAGTTCGACACAGCGAACAAGGCGTTGCTCAAGGCTTTCGACAGGGCGGTCGCCAAGATTCCGAAAGAGGTCGTCAAGGTTCACCGCGACGCTCTGAAGCGCGAGATGTACGAAGCCCGCAAGAAGATGGAACTCAAGGCCGACGCGGAGAAGATTCGCAAGGCCGAGGAGAAGAAGGCGCACGAGGAGCAGTTGGCGAAGGAGCGCGAGGCACGCGCCAAACAGCGCGAGGCGGAGGAGAAGGCCCGCCAGAAGAAGGCGGCGGAAGCCAAGCGCAAGGCGGAGGCGAAGAAGAAGGCCGACGACGTTGCCAAGGCGGTCGCTGAAAAGGCGGAGCGCGTCACCAAGGCGCAGATGGCGGCACAGAAGAAGGCTCGCATGAACGCCGAACTCATAGTCAAGGGCTACGAGTTGATGCAGAACGGACAGCCAATACCGAACAAGTGCGTGATAGCGGGTCTGAAGGGCGAGGAACTGACGCGGAAGCGTGCGGCGATGCGCAAGGCGGGCTACTACTACGACAAGGACAGCGACTGCTGGGTGAACAAGAAGACCGCGCCAAAGAAGTTCAAGAAGGCGGCGGCAAAGACGGTCGCGAAGGCGGTCAACAACGTCGTCAACGCCAAGGTTCTCGCCAAGACCAAGGGCACTGGCGCGAACTCCGAGGAGTTCTACATGGGAATCCTCAACAGCGTCTTCGGAGGTGACGGAGAGGTTGCCGAAGGCTCTGACACAACGAGGAAGACGGCAAAGCCGAAGGCGGAGAAGCCGAAGGAAGAGCCAAAGTCGGAAGAACTCAAACTGTTCGAGGGCATTTCCGCGCTTATAAGGCAACAGGCCGACGCGGAGGGCTGGTCGAAAGAGGCTTTGGAGGAGAAACTTCGCACGTTGGCGTCGCTCGAACTCGAACGCGACGAAAAGACTGGCGAAGTCAGGATAAAGGGCAGGAAGAACGCCGCGAAATCGGGTGTGGAGAAGCCGAAGGAAGAGCCGAAGCCCGCTCCGAAGGACGAAACGCCAGACAACAAGACGCTCCGCGAGGAGAAGAAGTGGTGGACGAAGCAGTTGACCGCCGAGGAACGCCTTGGCCTTGCCGTAATAGAGGTTCTTGGCAAGCCTTGGGGCGTAGTCTACTGCGCTGGCGAGGTGATACATGGCGGCGAGCAGTTGCGTCTCGCTGGCGGGCAGGAACTCCCAGAGGGAGCGGTCGTTAGGCCGTTCTCCGTCTCTGCCGCAGAGAAGGCTCTTGACGCGATGGCGGACAGGAAGCGCACGGAGGGCGTGATTGAGGCGGAAATGCGCACCAAGCCGTTCTTCAACGCGGAATGGGCGATAGGCGAGCGCAAGCGCAGGGAGGAGCGCAAGGTAGAGAACGCCAACAGGCGCGAAGAGGAGGCTCGCAAGGCGGAGGAGAAGCGCGAGAGGGACGAACTCGACAACCTTCGCAACGAACTGTCCCGCTTGAGCAGGGAATCCGCCGACATCGACGCCCACACGGTCGAGAAGAAGACGACCGCAGAGGAACTTGAGAAGTTGAACATGGCGGAACTCCTGAACTTCCAAGTCGAGTACACGAAGGACGAGGCCGACGCAAGAAAGGCGGACATAGCCAAGCGCGTAGAGGAGATAAACGCCGAGATTGAGCGTCGCACGATGCCGCGCCACGCCGACGGAGTTGAAGTCGGCAAGAAACTTGGCGGCGGAGAACTGAAGGACGGCGGTGCAGAAGGCAAGATGATGGTTGCCTTCCGAGAGGGGACTGAACGCCTGTTCATGCGGGAGTACGACGTGCTCCACGACAAGGCGAAGGAACTCGTTGACGAGATGATGGACGGCTTTCTGCTCGGCCCTGCGGCAAAGGCGGCGGAGGAGATAGTCAAGAGCGGGGACATCGACGCACGTTCGATGATTCCGAACTGGATGATAAACGAGCGCGTCGAACTGGCAAACTCGCCAGAGGGATTCTCCGTAAAACTTCCGTCTGGCCTTCGCCTGTTCATCCGCAAGGGCGGATTCGGCGGCGACAACATCCGAAAGGTTCGCTCCGCCAAGGAACTTGGAGACACGGAGGGGCTTCACGCAGAGGTGCAGATTGAGTTCGCTGACGGAAAGGCGAAGATGCCGTATGGATTCGTCAAGGCGTTGCAGGAGGACGACGCAAGGGTCGCGAAGGCCAACGCCGAATCCGAGGAGAACAAGAAGAGGGTGGTTGCCGCATTGCAGGAGAAGGGCGTCGGCAAGGAGACGATGAAGAAGATTGAATCCGTCGGTCTTCTTGGCGGAGAGAAGGCGGAGCACGAGGTGAACTACACCGTCGCAGACTTCTTCCCAGATTCAAAGAACCTCGCTGACATCTACCCAGACACCTACCAGAACACGGACATCATCATCCGTGGTTCGGAGCGTGCGAAGAGCCTTGTCGATTCGGAAGGCAAGCCAGTGCCAGAGCCGCTGTTCGCGGAAGGGCAGTACGCGAGCCTCGACGAGGCTGGCAACATCATAATCGACGTGTCGAAGGTCGGCAAGCGGACGAGGACTGGCGACGACAAGTTCGAGGACGCGCTGTTGCGCGACATAACCTCTTGCGTCGTCAAGAAGATTCGCAGGGAAGACCACCTCGACGACGACACGGCACGCAGTGCGAAATACTTTGCGGAGATTGTGAACGGAGTGACACAGCGCGACAGGAAGACTGGCGCGTCAACGAAGTTCAAGTTGCGCGACGACAAGTCTCTGACCGAGATAGCGCACATGGCGATACGCAAGCGGTTCGAGAAGCGCAAGGCCGTCGGACTGCCAGTTGACGACAAGATGGTCGATGCCGTCGCCAAGGCTTTTGACGCGGAGTTGCAGAAGACGCTCAACGACTGCTTTGAGGACTTCATTGCGGAGCGCGAGGCGATTATGTTCGCCAACAGGTTCGGGCTTGAGAGCGGCGAACTCGCCGATTCGTTCGCCCGTGCGCAGTGGAAGGCGCATGAAGGTGCGCTCATCAACCCGTTCGACCAGCGATTCACCACGCGCCAGAAGTCGGATTCCTACGCGCAGTATTACAGGCAGGTTCTCCGCAGGATGGACGCGCTCATATCCGAGGGCGTCAAGGAGCACAGGGACAGGTCGCTCACAAACGAGTTCGACCAGTTCCTCGACGAGTTCCTTCGGTACAACTACCGCAAGAACGCTGGCAAGAAGGGCGGCGGCGACCGTGGCGGCGAGATATTCTCCATCAGCCCAGAACTGAAGGCGATACTCGGCATCGAGAACGGCGGCATGAGGATGGCCGACGAGGTTGCCAAGCAGAAGATTGGCGACACAGACAAGTTCGAGGATGTCGTCGTGGCGAACAGCGCGTCCCCCGCGCAGAGCCTCATAGCCAAGGAGGAGGCGGAGATTGCGGAGCGTCGCAACGCCTCGCTTGCCGCCAAGGGCGTTGAGGAGAAGCCGAAGGAGATGATTTCGGCAAGCCAGATGAAGCGCATCAACGAGATAAAGAAGTCCTTTGTTGACGCGATGCGCCAGTTTGCGGCAGGAAAGAACAGGGCTGGCTCTGCGAAGAAACTGAAAGACCTCAAGACCGACATCAAGGACTTGCTTTCGGAGATACATCCGAAGGCGAAGGACGAGAAACTGGAGAAACTGGCGAACGAGACGATGAAGCACTTTACGCTTCTCGCCAGCGGAGAGACTTACGCAGACCCAGAGGGCGAACTCAGGCACGTCGTGTCTGGCGGCAGGATGAGCGTCGATGGCGTTGGCTACGAGGAAGACCTGATTGGCTCCGTGGCGGCGAAGATTGCGTGGGACAAGGCTCGTCACCGTGGTGGCGACCTGTTCGCGATGGGCGACAGGATGCTTGAACCGCTTACAGCCGAACTGGTCGGGATGGGCATACCGAAGGCGGACGCCAAGAAGGTTGCGTCCGACATCATCGAGAGCGCGAAGGTAGTCGCCAAGTCCATCATCGACAGCGTTGACGCGAACGTAAGCGAGGCGCAGGTCATAGCGGAGGCGAAGACCAAGGCGGCGAAGCAGGCACTCGGCAACAAGATATACAAGTCGTTCAGAAGGGGCTACTCCGTCGGACGTGAAGGCGTTGACGCGCACGACAGGGCGGAGCACATCGTCGAGCGTCAGAGGATGAGGGCGATACGCAGGGCGGTCGGCTACACGATGGCAGACCTCAACTCCGAACTCGGCATCAATCTGATAAGCGACCTCGTGAACATCGGGCGCGACGGATTCAAGTACGGCACTGCGAAAGACCTCGCCGACGACCTCGTTGCGAAGACTGTCGCGTCGTTCCGCGTCAACAACTACGAGATGAGGAACGCGACAGACGGCGAGATAAAGGCAGACCCAGTGTTCCGTGCGGAACTCGCGGCTACCGTTTCGTCGTGGCTTGTGGAGGCGGCGAAGAGCCTATCCTACGGGCAGGAGAGGGAACTCGCCATACGCGACGCGATGAAACTCCGCGTCACTGCTCCGCCCACTCTGACGGAACTCGTCAACGCCGTGGAGCACCACGCAGAAATGCTCGGCAAGAACCTCGGCAGGATGGACGTGGAGGCGACGCTGAAGGAAATCGAGAAGTTGATTGACGCGAGGCCGAAACTCTCTGCCGAAGGAGAACTCGACAAGTCTGGCGCGGCTGGCGGAACTGCGGTGTCGGAGACTGCGAGGGTGTACGCAAGGGCGATAGAGCCTCGTCTTCAGGAATACTGGAAGTTCGTGAAGGACGCGATGTGGATGGACGGCGACAAGGTGCGCGAGACGATGGACGCGCTCACTGCCAAACTCGACCTGTCCGACACGGACATAGCCGAGATTGGCGGCAAGACGCCGAGCGAACTCAAGGCGGAGCAGTTGGCGGAGCGTGACGCGGCTGTGATGAAACTCAACGCGCTGTTCAGATACGGCGCGCTGAAGGAGAAGAGCGCAGGCGAGGTTCTTGACGTGTACAGGAACGACATCGCCACCGACATAGCCTTCGCCGCAGAGCGTTTCCTCGCGGAGCGCAAGCGCAGGATGGACGAGAACGCCGAGGTAGCCAACGACTTCATCGACGAGATAAGCGAACTGCTGAAGAACAAGCGCGGCTACGAGGACATCGGAAAGGTGCACAGGGCGTTCAGGAACTACTACATGTGGAACGTTCCAGACATGTTCGCCAAGTTCGGTTCGTACTTCAAGACGGACAGCAAGGCGTCGGAGCGCGTGGCGCAGTTGCGCCGCGACATATCCCTCGCACACGAGGAGCAGATGCGGCTGACCTCGATGCGCCAAGGCGAGATGATACAGGCCGTCGAGCAGATTTACGGAATGCCGTTCTCGCAGTTCGTGCAGATGAACTGCGTCCCAGACCCGAAGTTCAGAAGGTTCTCCCGTTCGTCGTGGGCAGTCCCTGTCAGCGGCGGGCCGACTGCGGAGTATTGGACTGGCAAATACTACCAGCACGATATGCCGAAACTCGGCAAGAAGAAGGGCGACAAGATTTACGAGACGCTTCACCTCGCAGTCCCGAAGACCGACCCGCGCCACGGCGACAAGACGAAGTTCGACACGGAACTCTCGATGGCGAACCTCATCTACATCTACGCCGCCAACAGGCAGAAGGACATGGAGAGGAACGCCATCATCTACGGTCGCGACGCGGCGTACATGAGGGACTTGGAGGAGACTATCGGCGTCAAGGGAATCATGCTCGCCGACAGGATTGTCAGCCTATTCGATTCGATGCGGATGGACATAAGCCCCGTCAGCGAGTACATAACTGGCATGCCGCTGATGTCCCCAGACAGGATGTACATCCCGCTCGTGTTCCTTCAGGACAAGAGCGCGGACAGGGTGACGCGGTACACCGTCAACCCGATTCCGAAGTTCCTGATGAACAGGCGTTTCCACGACGCGTCGATGCTCAAGGAGGACACCAACATCCTCGAACTCACGAGCAAGCGCATACAGGACGCATACCACTACAAGGCGTTCGGCGTACTCGCGGACAACGTGAAGGAGCAGTTGGCGAGCAAGAAGGTCGTGACGATGTTCCACAAGTTGCTTGGCGGCAAGGCGGCGGACAGCCTGTACCAGCAGTTGAACGAGACGTTCAACGGCGGCGTGGCGATAGACAACCAAGGCGGCGTCGGCATAAGGAACTTCATCACCGCGACCTGCCTCGGCTTCAGCCCGTCCTCGTCGATGAAGCAGTTGGAAGGCATTGGCGGATGGGGGCTTGGAATGAACCCCGCGCAGTGGGCGAAGATGGTTCTCTGGGACAAGTGGTTCAACCCCGACGCAAGGGACGGAATCAACACCCTGCACCAGACAGGCTTCTTCGAGAAGCACAAGACCGCGCTTGGGCTTGACACATACCAGAGGGCGGAAGGCTTCTCGGAGCCTATGCTCCTGCTCATGAACGCGAGGGAGAGTGGCGGCGCGACACACGCGGCGAACGCCTACACCAAGGCGAAGGAGTGGTACAAGGAGCACATGCTCGACTTCATGCGTTTCTTCGACCGCATATCCACGGACTTCGGTGCTGGCACCTACTATGCGAGCCGCAAGAACTTCTACCGTGCGTCGAAGAACATGACCGACGCCGACGCGCACAGGATGGCGTTGGCCGACACGGACTACATGATTCAGTTGAGCCAAGCCTCTGGCCGCCCAGAGTTCATGCACAACATGCAGAGGGCTGGAACGGCTGGAAAGATTCTCACGCAGTTCGTTGGGCCTACTCTCGTCAGGGCTGGCGTGGAGATTGAGGCGGCTCACAGGCACTTCATGGTGGACAGGTCGCGCCAGTCGTTCAACGCGCTCGTGTCGAAACTGTTTGCGGCGCACGTCATCTGCCCCGCCATGCTGACCACCGTGACGCAGTTGGCGAACTACCTGTTCAGGGAGCGCGACAACCAGAACGCGGCGGTGTGGGATGACTTCGCGTCAAGGCTGATGGTGTCGATGCTAATCGGGCCGATGAGCGGCGTCCTATTCGTGGGGCAGATTGCGGACGGCGCACTCAAGAAGGTCGCAAGCCACAACACGAGATACCGTCCGAGGGGCTACGAAGTCCCGATGACCTCGAAGTTGAACTCAATAGCGGACGGCCTCATCAACATCGGAACAGATGCGTCCGATGTCATGTCGTGCGTGCTTGACGGCGCAGAGGTGACACCGCAGATGATTGAACTGATTAGGCAGGACGCCATACGCCTATTGCGCCCGAACATCCCGATGTTGCAGTTCATTCAGATGGGTGTCAATATCTACGGCGACATAGAGAAGTCGATGAAGAAAAAGTAGCCTATCTGAACAGCACCGAATTGGCGCGCTTTGTGGAGTAGGAGTTCCGTGCTCTGCTTTGACGCGCCAGTTCGTCTTCATACTCCCGTGTCTTCGGGAATATCAGGTTGCCGATTATGTCGGGATGCTTGATGTTCGCGAGGCAGTCGAGCATGTCGTCGTGTCGTGTGGACGGGAAGATGATGAACTCGTCGTTGAGGAAGTCCTGCGCCAAGTCGTGCTCCACCCCCATCACGTCACGGTAGAACAACTGCGACGGGAACCAGATGCGGGAGTTCTGAAAGACAGGTTCAAGCCAGCGAATGCGGTCGAGTTTCGGAACGGTCTGGTGCAGTTTGTAGATGTTGAACCTGTAGCCGCGAATCGACATCTCCTCCATGACGTGCTCCGCGTCGGCCATCGCTCCGATGGTTTCCCAGAAGACGCGGGAAGGTTGCCACTTCTTGACAAGGCGGAAGATTGCGTCGGTGCGTTCCGATAGGTTGAGGTGGTCGCGAACGCCGTCGAGCACATAGTAGTTCTTGTCCTGCCCCAAGCCAACAACCCACATCACGGAGTAGTCAGAACCCTTCTTCTTGGCAGACGCGGTATCGACGAAGATGTATCGGTTGACGGTGTTTATCTTTGGCTGGCGTCTGATGTCGTATGTCATGAACCAGTCGCGCTTGAACATGCACCCCGCCTTGGAGACTGGCGAGCAGTCGAGCAGAGCCGCCGCGTCAGCAGGGCCGAGGACGGCGCGGTTGCCGTCGTACCACTCTGGCGGGTGAAGTTCTGGGCAGAGGTATTCCCATCCGTCTGGGCCTTCCTTATGGGCGGGGAAGGACAGTTCCTCGAATATGGGGAACTTAGGGTCTTCCTTCATCGCCTTGAGGATTCTGCCGCGAACGTCGTCCACATGCCAAGGGGTAGCGCACACCACGATGATTGCGGCTGGCGGGTCTTGACGGGTGAACACAGAGTTGGCAAACTCGTTCCACACCTTATCGCGTTCACCCTTCGATTCGGCCTGCGCCCTCGTCTTGCAGTAGTCGTCGAGCACGATGAGGTTGCCGCCCTTGCCCGTGATACCGCCCGTGATACCTGCGACGGAGACGATTCGCTTCGAGCCTTTGACGCGCCAAGAGTTGATGGAGTTGTCCTTCGGGTCTGGCTTGACATTGGGGAACAGGAACTGGTATGCGTCCGAGTTCATTATGTTCTTGCAGTCCTTCGAGAACCCAGACACGAGGTCGTCGCCATATCCAGACATGATTACGGACGGCATCATGTCTGCGTTGCGTCCGAGGAAGAAGGCGGGAAGGGCGCGTGAAACTATGTCGGACTTGCCGTGTCGGAACGGAACGTCGATGAGCAGGTAGGTGGACTTGCCCTTTCTGAAGTCGTCGATTGCCCGCGTCAACCGATTGCAGATGGCGCGGGTGTGGCGGCCTATGATGAACGGCGAGGTGGCTGGCATCCACCAGCACCACTGCATGAACGACAGCATATCCGTCCGAGCGTGTCGGGCGGCGAGTTCCATCTTGGCGAGCCTTGCTTGTTCTGGATTCATTGTGTCCTCCTGTTAGAAAGGGATTTCCTTCTCTCTTTGCAACTGTTCTATCGTGACGCGGTAGCCATCAATCTTCTCCTCAAATCTTCTGACCTGACCTCGCAGAAATGCTATGGTTCTGTCCCGCTCCTGCAACTCCTTCATCAGTTCGCCAATCCTGTCCGTGTCCCTTGCGGCGTAGCGGCGTAGTTTGTTCGCTGGACACACCTCGCACTTGCCATCAAACTTGCAACGCTTGACATGGCAGAAAGCGTCCTTGATGTAGTGGTATGTGGACGGCCAAAACAAATCATCATCACTGCTCATCGCTTGCCTCCTTCATCATTGCCTTGTCCGTGGTGTCGATTACCTCCGCGTCGATTACCTCCGCCTCGCGCTCTGGCTTCGGTGCTTCGAGCGTCTTCGCCTCCCTGCCGAGTTCGATAAGGCGGTTGAGGTCTGCGTCGGACATGCCAGATATGCGCTCTGGTATCTTGAGTTCGTGGGTGTGGTTGATGTTGAGCGGTTCGTACCAGCCCTTCATCTTGCACAGTTCGCGCACCGCGTCGATGGGTTCGATGGAATCCTCCTGCCCACGAATGTTCTTCGTGAGCAGGAGTTCCACCTCTTCCCGTGTCGCCACGGTTTCGTTGGCGGCTCGGTTCAGCAGGTACTTGACGCGCTTCTGAATCGAGGTCGGCAACTGTTCGTACTCGGTGTATGTAGGGTCGGAGAGAGGGTCAAGCACCTCTGCGCAAGCCCTGCGTATGTCGCCGTTCAAGCGGACGATTGCCTGTGCAAGGCACTCCGCCTTCGGTGGCTTGAGCGGTTGACGCGCTTCTGTGACGTCGCTCATCTGCGTCACGTCTGGGAACTTGGGTTCTTCCTTCGGTGGCCGTCCTCGTCGTCTCGGTGTCATGTCACTTCTCCTCTTGTTTCTTCCTGTGGCACTCCGCAAGGCTATTGCTCAAGCAGTCCTTGCACCAGCCGAAGTTGATGCAGTATTCCTCCTCGTCAATCTCCTTGCTGCACCGTTCGCACTTCAAAGGTTCTCCCTTGCGGGTTTGTTTTGGATGGCGATAGACGCGCTTGAGTTCCTTTGTGAGAACCTGCGCCGCCAAGCCGAAGATGTCGGACAGTCCTTTGAACAAATGCTCGTAGCACTTGTTGTCGTCCTCTGGCTGTGAGACGAGGCAGTTCTGCGCCATCACCTCGACGCCCTTCACTGCCTTGCGGAGTTCTTCGTTCTCCTTTGTCATACGATTATATCCTTGCTTGGGACGACCAGCCTACCCTTCTGCGGCGTCAACTCCTCGACCTTCGAGCCGTCGGGCTTCGGTTGCTTGATGAACCGAAGGAAGAAGTCACCTGCGGCAAAGAAGTTCTCCACCGCCTCGATGCGTTCGCTCTCCGTCATCTCGTCCCAAGTGTACGCCTTGCCGTTCTTGAAGAAGGCCATGCCGAGGTTGTTGCCGCTTCGCCATACCGACGCGACCAGCCCCGTGTTAGACTTCTCCGCTATCGCCTTTGCTGTCTCTGTTTCCATTTCCGAATATCCTTTCGATTTCCTGTTCGTTCTCCATGAAGTGCTTGGCTTCCGCCAAGAACGCCTCCCTGTCACGGTGATACACCTTCTTGTCCCACTTCGGGAAGGCGACGGCCACCCACAAGTCCCAGTCTCTGGGTTTGGCTGGCATCTCCTTCCAGTGCCGTTCGCAGATTCGGAGCGTTGACTTGTCCTCGTGGCTGTGTATCTTCACGAGTTCCATCGACTTCCTTCCGCACCAGTTGCACCGCATCGGCTTTGCCAGCCCTGCCTTGCCTGTCATCGTCAGTCCCATAGCCAGACCTCGTTATGTCCCTGTGCAGGGTTCTAATGTCCCTGAACATACAGGAGAAACAGTCGGGAGAGCCGCGCTTGCAACACCTTCGTGTGCAGTAGGCGTAGCCCTTGCTCACCAGAGCTGCCATCCGCTTGGCGAGTTTGACGTCAACTCCGTGTACGTTCAAGGTCATCATGGCGTTTTAGAACGGCAACCCTTCGTCGTCGGGGATGTCGCCTCCGTTGCCGTCGTCTGCGGGCTTGCCGCCTCCTGCCCTCGAATCCCAGCGCGACTTGTCGTGGCGCGTGGACTGCGGGTGCTCCGCGTCGTACTCCGCCTCCTTCTTGGCGACTGCCGAGGTTGCGGGGCCAGTGGCTTTTATCCTCGCAGTCTCGTCCTCTGGGTACGTCAACTCCGCAGTGAAGTAGGTCGTGCCCTTCTTCGACGTCCGCTTCCAAAGGCCGAGGTAGCACGCAACGCCGTCAATCACAATCGTGCCGTTCAGCACGGGACGCTTCGGGTTGCGCTCCATGTCTTCCTTCGATGCGGGGAAGAGCCTGCCGCTCTTCGTGTTCGCTCTTTCATACTTTGCCATTTGCTTTGTCCTTCTGTTGTTTTACTTCTTTCGATTCTGGCAAGTCACCCAACTCGTCAGAAATTCTGATGTACACGCCACGGTTCTGTTCCTCCACTGTGAACTTCCGTATGCGTAGGTCGTAAATCAAGGCGTCGTCCTGTATCAGTCCGACCCTTGACAGGCAGTCGAGCAGACCCTTCGCCATGTTATCGACATCGGGCCGCGTGACCTTGGCGAACGTCTTTGACCTGTCGCGCTTCGCCACGTTCGACGGATGCGGGAAGTAGAAGTTTATCTCCACCTTAATCGCAGTCGTGAACATGGAGTACGTTCCAATGCCATCGACGTTGACGCGCTTCTTTATGTCCGCCGTCAGCAGACGAGTGTACTCGTCGAGGGCGCGTTGCTGTGGCTTCTTGGTGTAGTGGTGGACGAACGCCCTGCCACTGCGACCGAAGACCACGCGCTCGCCCTTGTGCTGGACGGTGCTGACTGGCGGCGGCATGTCGAGGAAGGCTTCGTATGTCATCGTAACCCCTTTCTTCGCCTGTCGCCAGTCTTCGATGTCATGTTCTTGCACACGGCGCACAGTCTGATGTGCTCGTTCTTCGCGATGAAGCGATGACCGCACACTGGGCAAGTCCTTTCGTGCTTGCCCCTGCACACCAAAGACCACTTGCCGCTCTTGCTCATCGGTTGTCTCCGCTCCCGCCTATCACTCCGCGCTTCGCCCTGTCAGCGAGTTTGGAGAGGTTCATCTGCGCGACGTCCTTCATCGGGAATCCGAGCGTCGCCGCCAAGCGTGTGAGATACCAGAGCACGTCGCCAATCTCCTTGGCTATCTCGTCCCTGTCCTCCTGCTTGAAGACGCCGCCCTTGTCGCGGTACACCTTCTTGAGTTTGTCGGCAAGTTCGCCAGCCTCGCCAGTCACGCCAAGGGCATAGACCCAAGGCTTGCACTCGTTCGGATAGCGGTCGGTCGTCGCGGCAATCTTGCCGTACTCCGTGAATGTCAGTTCTTCTCCCATGACTACAGCCATTTCCTTTTCGATTTTCCGTTCATGTGGAACGGCACACATAGTTGCTTGAGGCGGTCAACCACCCTGCCGCCGTACCTGTCGAGGAGTTCTGGGCCGCGCAGGTTCGTCGTGATGAACAGGCGTCCCTTGCCCCTCGTGTGGTATCGGCAGATGAACTCCCCAACGATGTCGCGCTTGACGCCGTACTCGTTCTTGATGTTCTCCGCACCAAGGTCGTCGAGGAAGACGTTTTTCTCGCACATCTCGTCGAGGGTTGACTGGTAGCCGCCGTGCTGGTCGAGCCATTCGACCGTCTCCGCAAGGGTCAGGTCGATGAACTGCCCAGCAAGTTTCAGACACTTGACGAAGTGCGTCTTCCCGCAACCGTAGTCGCCAGAGATAATCATCCCGACGCGCCTCGGCTGTGTGATGCCGAACGCCTTTGACGCGGCGTTGCACATGGGAACGAAGTCGTCCCCCGCTACGCTCCTGTCAAAGCCGTTGTTCTCCACAATCTTCATCAAGTCCTCCGCCACGTTATAAAACAGTTTCGGCTTCTGCTCTCTGTTCGGCTGTGCCGCCACGGAAGTTCCCTGCGGTGGGGGTTCGGGTGCTTCCCGAATATCCTTTAGCAGGGATGCCATAGCCGCGTCCAACTGTAGATTGCTCATGCTTCCTCCTGTTCTCCCAGTTGCGGATTGCCGCCTTCCAGTCTTTCATCTTGATGTTGCCGCTGTACTTCCACTCTCTTGCTTGGTAGAAGTCCACGAACGACTGCGCATCAATGGAGTTGTTGCGTTCCTTGCAGTACGCCGCAACCTCTTCGACTGTCGGAGGCTTGAACACCGACCTAACCACGGGGGGTTTAGGGGGTGTATTATTATTATCTTCTTTGCTCTCTTCTTCTATAGGGGGTGTGGGGGAAACCTCTTCTTCTCTCCTTTCTTCTGAAACCATCTCACGATTATCGTTAGATACTCTCACGACTATCTCACGATTCGCGGCTCCCACCTGCCGCGCCTCCCTCGACTGCTTCTGCCTCTTGCGGAACGCTCTCGCTATCTCAAGGGCATTGGTGTAGACGGCGTTCGCCGCCACGTTCTCCTTCGGTGATTCAAGCGGGTCACACTTGATGCTTCGCGCCAACTTGTATGCGTGGTTGAGAACCCTCGCCCTCGCATCGTCGTCGAGCATGTCGAGCATCAGCGTCACATGGTCGCTCACCACGAACCCGTTTGCCGCCTGACTGTAGGCCGACATCGTTGTCTCCTTTCGTTTAATCATTTGTACTTGGCGTACTTCTTTATCGGGACGTACCTCTTCAGCGCGTCGCTCCACCGATACGCCTTGCGGTGGAAGTTGCACGAACCTTGAAGGGAACAGCGTATGCTCCAGTCCTGCCGCTCGATGAGAAACGGGTAAAGCCTCTCGATGGTGAGAAGCAGGGCTGGGCTTTGACGCTGGAGATGGAGGACGCGGTACAGGTGGCTGTACTCCACGCCAAGTTTCTCGGCAACGGTCACATAACTTGTAGGCGTCCTCTTTCTCATCACTTCACCCTTTCAAGTTTCTCCACCGTTCCAATCTCGTAGAATGGAACGACGGTTTTCTCGGCGGTGTCCGCGTCTGGGTCTTTCGACTTCAACTTCATGCCAGTCTTCTGGAGAAGTTTCATCGCGTCGGACTTCTTCATCGAACACTTGTCGAAGATGTCCTGTAGCGAAACGCCGTGCGCCGACAGCGTATCGTACAGTCCCCACATCTTGCCCTCGCCAAGCGTGGCGCGGCCAGCCTGTTCATGGATGGCATACGCCACGTCCCCTGCGTCAATCATCTTGCCAGAGGCCTTGGCTATCTCGGCGCGGCACTCTTCCCTCGCCTTCGACAGGACTTCGGACAACTGCTCGATGAACAGGAGGCGGTGGCAGGTGTCGAGCGAGCCGAGCCTTCCCTGCTCCACGATTTCAATCTGCTCGTCGGTGGCTGGGCAGTTCGTGGAGTGACGGCAATACTTGCACCACTCGGAAGGAGTGTACGCCGCAGTCTCCGCGTGCTTCCTCTCGTTCACCACCGTCTCGCCAGTCGTGATGCAGTCGAAGATGTCGGTCGTCTTGATGTCGTGGCGGAACACGCCGCCAAGCAACAGGTGCAGGACGACCTTCGTCTTCGTGTCGTGGACATGGAGAAGCGACGCCACGCCAAGTGCGTAGCCCATCAACTGCGGGAACTGGTCGCACCCCATGCCACGGCCCATCGACTTGAAGTCGTAGATGTGTATAACCTTGCTCCCGTCCTCCTGCTCCTTGATGAAGAAGGCGTCAACAGTTCCGTAGATGCCAGCGAGTTCCTTGCTGACCTCTTCGGTTATCTCCACCATCTCCTCGGAGTATATCACGTCGTCGCCAGCGTCGGCCTTGATGATGTTCGCCGCCCACGCCACAGCCCTGTCGAGCATGTCGGTGTCGTCGAGTTCCAAGGTGTCGTCGCCGTTCAGGAGACGGCACAACTTGTCGTGCTGTGCCGAACCCTTTGACGCGGATGTGCTGTTCTCCACGCTGTCGAAGTGCGGACAGACCGCCCACAGCGTCCAGCGGGACATTCCCATCTTGTGATGTACGCTCATTGTTTTACCACCTCTTGAACTTGTCGTCTAACTTGAACCTTATGCACAGGGCTTCCGTAGGGTATGGCTTCTTGCCTCGCTCTCCACGGTCGCCATAACTTTCGCTCCGCCAGCACTTCGTGCGCTCTTCGCACACGGAGCAGTTGCGGTATTTCGTCAGCTTCTCATTCTTTGCCATTGCCGCCCTCCCCGTTGCCGTTATCCCTGTACCCTTCGGTGAACACGCCGTTCTTTATGTCTTCCACGAGGCATGCGATGAGGTAGAGGAACAGCATGGCAATGGCGGCCACCACCGCTTCAAGCGGAATGAACACCGTTCCCCAGCCGAGCGAGATGAGGCCAGTGGCCTTGAGGATTATCAAGGCCAACTGGACTACGCCAATGCCGCACATCACGGCTATGAACCTATGCGCCTTAGTCATTGGCTACCTCCATCAGAACGGGATGTCGGACTGAAGGGACTTGACGGCTTCCGCCAACTTGTCCCAGTCCTCGTCGGTGTAGTCGGCGGCCTTCTTCTCCTTGCCGATGACGGCGACGCGGAGATTGTTGAAGCCATCCTTCAACTGCTCCTTCTCGACACCCTCGTTGGCAGGGTGGTCGCAGTACGCCTTCCACACCTCCTTGTACTTGGGGTTGACATCCTTCTTGGCCGCCGCAACTGCGGACGCAACGGGATTGCGCTTGACCTCGGGCTGACCGCCGCCCTTGCCGTGGTCGTTCGTGGCGTCGCTGTCCCTCGTGTCGTCGATGCAGAACATTCCGTTCAGCGCATACTTCCGAGCGTAGGAACTTGACGCGCCAGTGACCTGCGAGCCGTCCATCCCCTTCTTCTGCTCCTCCTCACGGGCAAGTGCCGAGGTGACGATGGGCTGGGATTCGGGATGGTCTGTGTCGCGGAACTCCACGAACGCCTTGACGTAGTACCTCTCGCCGACCATCACGAGTTCGTCGTGGATTGTGACGAGCGCACCGACCTTGATTGCCAGAGGCTTGACCGCCTCCAGTATGTCCTCGGCGGAGCGGTAGTTGTACCCGCCGAATTTGTTGCGCTGGTTCTTCGGGGCTTTCAGCACCGCCTGCACCATCGCGAGTTTCTGGTAGATGCCGTACTTGGAAGTATCGACGACATCATTCTTTTCATCAGACATTATTCATTCTCCTTTCTGGTTGTAAATGCTTTGCGCCAGTCTCCCGCCCACCCTCCATGACTGACGCAAAGCCGTGTCTTTCCGTAGGGAAATCAGCCGAGCACCGATAGCACGGGGGCGAAGAGGGCCATCCACTTCTTCTCGCCGCGCTCAAGTTCGAGGCGGACGAGGGCGTAGGACTTCTCCAGCCCGAGGTTCATGGTGTATGCGTGGAAGCAGGCGTCGGCGGCGAACATCGCCTCCATGTTTGCGCCACGACCGAGGAGTCGGATGCTGTCGGCGGCGCACTCCTTCTCCTCCTTCATGTCCTTGTCGAAGGACGTCATGCCCTTGGCGGTGCCGAGGGTGAAGACGAGGTTGCCGTTGTCGCACTTCGTCACCTCGACCATGAAGGTCTTGACGATGTTGTCGTCGCCTTCGTCGATGCACACCGAGATGAGCATCCCCTTCGCCTTGGTGATGAGTTCGGGCGGGACAATCTCGAACGTGCCGTCCGCCTTCTTGTTCAGAATCTCGCCGTTCTTCAGAACATGCTCCGTTCCGTCTGCGAGTTTCACAGTCCGCTGGTTCTCCGCGCCCTTCACGACGGGAGTTGCGGGTTTCTTCGTTGCTTCTTTCTTGGTAGCCATTGGCTTTCTCCTTGTTTTGTTGTTTGGGTTTCGTTGTGTGCACTTCCCCTTGAACGCCGCATATTGTATCATAAACCTTGCGGCAATGTCAAGGGGGTCTGTGAAAAAATTTTCAGAAGTTTTGTCAGAAGATTTTACTTGGATTTTCTGCTCGGCTTCACCTCCTTCTTCTCGCGTTTCCATTGCAGGAACTCAAGGTATTCCTGCTGTGCGCTCATTACGAGTTCGTGCTTGTTGTTCTCAAACTCCTCCATCACAGCCTTCGCCGCCTTGTTCTCCGCCGCCTCCACAAGCCTGTACTTCACATCGTTCTTGTGGTCGGAGCAGGAAATCTCCAGCGCAACGAGAACTTGCACGACAAGTTCCTCCAAGAGAGCGTCGTCCGCCCTCCAGTTCGCGGACTGCCCCGCACCAAGGCTGTCGCATACATGTCTGCGGCTCGCCCTGATGTGGTCTGAGATTATCAGGATTGTGTCCTTGATTCTGTCGCAACCATTTTGATAATGCACCACCGCTTTTGCGGCGTGTCTGAATGTATCTTCACTCAACACTATCATCTTGTTCCTCCTGTTCTGGTTCTTGATTCAGCCGACAACCACCTGCGAAGCACTCGCCACGCACGTTGTCGAGGCAACTTTGGTACGGACACGGATGGCTCATCTCGCACCTCCTTACTCCACGCTCTCGCCGAGCAGTTCCAGTATCAGTTCCCTTGATGCGTCGTCGAGGTCGCTCTCGCTCCCGTCGTCGTGCGCCTCAAGTATCGCCACGTTGCCCACGATGATTGGCGGAAGGGAACGCCGCGCCAACTCCCACGAGATGTCCTGCGGGTTCTCCATCCACTGGTTCAGCCGCAGGTAGGTGGCCTTCCAGTTGACGCGCTCCATCGCGCCGTCCTTCAGCAGTCCGTTGTCGTCAACGAACATGATTGTGCCGTTGCGAAGGCGGACTACATCGAAGCAGTCCGCGCCGATTGCGTCGTAGATTTCCTGTATGTCGCCGTTGTACTTGCGCTCCGTGACCTTGCCGTCGATGTCGATGACTATCACTTGCCACCTCCCTTCATGTCGGCGAGCGTCTTCACCGCATCCACGGCATCGGCGAAGTTCCTCACCGACGCCACGGATTCTGGCGTGAAGCCGCACCGCTCGCTGATGTCTGCGAGTTCACGCAGGTTCTTCGCAAGGCTCTCGCCCTGCACTGTGACGAGTTCGCACAGGTACTCCATGCGAACAGCGTCCCGTCTCTGTTCTGGTGTCATCATTGTTCCTCCTTCTTTTTCTTGTCGCCCATCTTCTCGGGCAGTTTTTCAAGCAGTTCCTTCAGCCATGTCTTGGCGTTGTTCACGTCGAACAACTGCGGCACGATGATTGCGGTGTCTGCCTCGCAGTCCTCAAGCCCGATGTCCTTGGCGTTCGGCGTCTTCATTCGCCCCAAGCCGTAGTCGAGCTTGAACTCTTCGCGCTCCGCCAACTTGCACCACGAACGGAACACTCCGTTGCGGAACACGGTGTCATTCCCCGTGACGAAGTTTATCAAGCCGAGGTCTGCGAACTCGTCGCTCGCCTTCAACTTGATAAGCGTCTCGCCGTCGTGACCGTTGGTGAACAGGCCGCTCGATGTCGCTATGCCCCACAGTTCCACGCCAATCCCCATGCTCTCAAGTATCTCGCACAGGGTGACGCAGACTGCGCCGCACACCGCCAGTTCCTCTGGCTCCCTGCCGCAGTTGCCGCCGAACCCGCAGTAGACTCGGACGACCTGCTTGGTGCGCCAGCATCTCTTGACGCCGCACCAGAACTTCTCGTGCCCGTCGAGGTATCGGTTGACGTCGATGATGTCGCCCTCCTCCAAGCGTTGCCTGTATTCCCAAGCCCGCTCGGTGAAGTCGGCGCAGTTGATTTCGTTCATCACGCCAGCCAGCACCGACGCCTCCCGCTTTACGTCGTGCTTCTCTATCTTGTCAACGATGTCGGTGAACTTGCCGTTGAACGAGCCACGCTCAGAACTTTCCAACCGTTCCCACCAGCGTTTGTTCCATGTGCTGTCGCCCCACTTCGGAGCGACCTTCACGTCGTCCACGAAATCCTTGATGGAATCGTAGAAGATGTTGTACATCTTGCTCATAGACTTGCTCCTTCTCATAGACTTGCTCCTTTCTTGTACTTGTCAGATACTTGTCTTGACGAATGACCTTTACTTACTTACAATACGTAGGTATTGTAAGTAAGTAAGCCACACGCCACCTTACAGGCGGTAGAGGTTGGTCTTCTCCGCATCCGTCCACCCAACCAAGAAGCGGTCGCGGACGAACGAGGTGTCCTTGCCCTGCCCGAACCACCGCACGGCGTTGATGACGAAGCGCGTCGAGCACAGGCGGCGGAAGTGCTTGGCCTTGATTTCGTCGCGCACCCTCTTGACGAATCCATTGAGCCAGTTGCGCTTCTCCTCTGGCAGGAAGTGCGCCAACTTCTTCTCCAACTTCACGTCGTAGTCCACCTCGATGGTCGAGCACACGAAGCGGTCGAGCGTCGCCGCGTCAAGCCTCGTGCGTCCAACGTACATCGCGTCGGGGCCAGTGCCGTAGGTGTTCGCAGTGCAGACGATGACCGTCTTCTTGTTCCTGCGAACAAGTCCCTCTGGCGTGGCGAACGTGCCGTTTGCTATCGCCGTGTTCAACTTGACGAGCATCGACGCATCGGCGTTGTCGATTTCGTCGAACAGAATCAAGCCGCCCTCGGCGAAGACGCGCACCACCTCGGAGCGGTGGAACACGCCGTTGATGTCGCACCGTCCGACCATCTCACCGCTCGTCGTGTCTGGCGAGAAGGAAATCTGCGCGAAGTGCTCGTTGAACTTGAAGTCGTCCTTCGGCACACCGAACAGTTCGGCGCAGGCGTCCATCGCAAGGGTTGACTTGCCAGTTCCAGCGGGGCCTACGAGGTACGCCAAGCCAGTCGCCTTGAGGGTTTCGATGAGGTCGTCCGTCTTGTAGTGGCGAAGGTTCTTCAGTTCCTCCTCCTCGCGACGCTTGCGTTCCTCCTCCTCCCTCGCCTTGCGCTTGGCTTCCTGCCTCCTGCGGAGTTCGTCGAGTTCCTTCCTCAACTTCTCCGCCTCCCTCTGCTTGCGCTCCGCCGCCTTCTGTGCGGCGTCGGCCTCCTCCATCTGCTTGCGCAGAGCCTCCTGCTTGGCCTTGGCTTCGGGGTCTTCCTCGTCGCCGAACAGGGAATCCCAGAGTTCCTTCGCCTTGGCGTCTCGCTTGGCGTCCGCCTTGGCTTCGTCGTCGGGGTTGGGAATGTCCTCGCCCCTCGCCTCTGGCGCATCGCCCTGTCCCTCGCCGTCGGGCTGGGGTTCGGGCTTGTCCCCCTCTCCCTCGCCGTTTGGCATTGGCGTAGGCTTCGCATCCTGCGGCGGAGCACCATCGCCGCCGTCACGCTGCTCCTCGCCATCGGCGGGCTTGCGTTCCTCGTCGGCGGGCATACCCTCACCGTCGGGACGGTCGCCGAACTCCCTCGGCGTCTTGCCCTCCGCCGCATCCACGATGATACGGTTGTCGTCGTTGGCGTTGGCTTCGAGCACCTTGATGATGTCGTTCGCCCCCACCTTGTGACCGAGACGCCGCGCTTCTTCACGCAGTTCAGCACGGTACTGACCGAAGTTGCCGGGCAGATACTTGTCCCGCAACGCCTTGATTTGTTCAGTCGTCATATGTCTTGACTACCTTTCTGTTTGTTTGACTTGACCTGCACTTGACTTGGGCGGGCAGGTCACACGCCCTCAACCTTCTTGAACTGTCCAGCCGCAAGGAACTGGGCAACGCCGTCTCCCATCTTCTTGAGCGGGAGATACCACACGCCAGCCATCCTCGACCAGCGGAAGCCGAGAGCCTTCAGCGTGGTGCGCTCGTTCTCGTCGGGACGCTTGGCGAAGGACACCTCGATGCCCCCGTGCTCGGAGTTCTCGCGCCAAACCCTGTCGCCAAACCCCTTGCCAGCGGGAACACGTGCCCCCTTCTGACGCTCGATGAACTTCACGTTGTCGTCCGCCTTGTCGGACACCATCTCGACCATCGCCTCCACATACGGCCTGTCGTCAGCCGTGCAGGTCACGATGGCGAAGTGCTCGCCGCAACACAGGACGTTAGGCTTGTTCGCGCCAACCTCCTGCGGCTTGTCCGCCAGTTTCCAACCGAGGTTCTGCCCGATTGCCTCCTTGATTCTCTCACCGATGTTCATTCTTCTTTTCCTCCTTGACTTCGCTCCTGTTCTTGATGTCGTCGGCAATCACACGGAGCGACTGTGCGATGCTGGCGATGTTTGCGCAGAACCTCTGCCCTGCGATTGTCTGGAAGAAGTCTGGGGTCATAGAACCACCGTCGCCTTCCTCCAGTCCGTGCCGCTCTTGGCGTAGAGTTCCACGAACTTCTTGATGTGGCGTGCCGTCGTGTTCGTCACGCTACCGATGGGCATGTGCATCGTGAGGTTGCCCTCGCCGTCGCACTGCGCCACCACGGTGTCGTATGATACCAAGTACCACACGCCGTCAGCCTTGATTGCCTTGGCCTTGTAGTTCATGCCAAGGTCTTCAACCTGTATTCTTGTCATGCTTCAACCTCCTCGTTGAATATCTTTGCGATGTCGTTGGCCAGCTTCTTGGTTAGGTTCTTTCGGATGAGGGTGCGCTCCCCGTTAGGGGAGTACACCGTCATCACGACAGCCCAACCAGTGCGACCAGCACTGAATCGAACCGCTTGGTAGGACATGGCTTACCACTCCCCCGTCTTCTTCGGCGCGTCAGCCTTGGGAGCATCGGGCTTCTTGAAGTCGGCCTTGTGTTCGTTCATGTACTCCACAATCTCGGAGAAGGACTTGCCCTGCTTGATGAGTTCGTCCATCTTGGCTTCGGCCTTGTCCACATCCCAGCCACTGCGCTTGGCGCGTTCGCGCACCGTCTTTGCCGCCTCCTTCATGTCGCCAGTGGCGACTTCGTCGTGGATATCCGCAACCTTCTCCGCAATGCGGATTGCCGCCGTCACCATCATGGCGTCCTGCTTTTTGAGGCAGATGGCGCAGATGTATCCGTCGATGGGGTTCTCGGGAGTGTCGCCCTTGGCCTTGCCGATGACGACGAGGTACTTGTCGTACTCCGACCCGTCAATGGACTTGACGTAGAACGGCATCACCCTGTCCTTCGGGAAGTTCTCGTCCGCCAACTCGAACTCGACCTCGTGACCGTCTATTGTCTGCTTCTGCATTTGCATTACCTCCTTGTGTTTTCGTTTGTGTTTGCCAGCCCCGACACCCGTCAGAACTGGAGATTGTTGATGAGTTCCACCACCTCGTCGAACTTCGCGCCGAGTGCGACGCGCAACTCGATGTCCTCGCAGGCCTTGCAACGCTTCGCGTCAAGTTCCTTGAGGTCGATGCGCAGGTTGTCAAGACGCTTGACAGCCCTATCCTTGTCGTCCTTGACCCTCTCGAACATTCCCTTGATGTCGTCCTTGATGTACGCCACACCACAACTGTCGCCAATAATGTCCTCGACCGTGTAGTCGTATGAATACTGACGCCGCCACTTCAAGCCGTAGCCCTTGAGGATGTTCGCCACTTTCTCGTTGAAGGTGTCGAACTCCTCCTTGATGCTGGCGATTGCCTTCGCCTTCATCTTGTCGGCTTCCGCGTCAAGGCAGTCGGAGAGTTTCTGAATCTCCCCAGCCAGCGCGTCCCTCTTGTCCTGCGACTTTTCGAGAATCTTCTTGCGTAGAAGTTCCCTTGTTGCTTCCGTTATTCTTGCCATGTTATTTCCTCCTTGTGTGTGTTGTTTGTGTTGTTTACTTGACGACAGAAAGCAACTCTGCCTCCATCGCCTCCAATTCCATGAGCCGCCGCTGTTCGTTCTCGATGTGAGTGCGCTTGTACGCAATCAGACCCTGAACGTACTGCAACGTCTTGACCGTAGGAGTGCGGCGCACGTCCCTCGCAAGTCTCCTCAAATGTGCTGGCATTACTTGACCTCCTCGCTTGTGATTTCCCTCTTGTAGTCCATGTCCCCGTAGTCGGAAACACCGACGCTTGATTCCGCGTCAAACAACTTGTCGCCACGATTGGCGACCTCCTCCGCCCACTCGTTCGCGTTCTCGTAGTCCACCCCTTCGGGCAGTTCCACGACAATCTGCTTTGAGTAGGTTTCGGTTATAGTGAACTTCGCTCGCATATCTCACAACCATCTCACGATTATCTCGCGATTATCTCACGATTGCGCACTCCCCCTCATACTCCCCCTATACACTCACTATAATATGTTATATTATATTACAGAGAGTATAAGGGGGTTATAGGGGGATGAAAACGCTCTCACGATTATCTCACGATAGTCTCACGATAGTCTCACGATTCACCACGCCATCAGCCACCCCACAAACACCTTGCAGAGTGCCGCCACGCCTGCCGCAAGCGGAAAGCCGACCGCTATTCCGCACCATACGCCGTTGATGAAGCCTGCGCCGTACTGACGCTCGTTCCACGTCAACTTGCGGCTATCGCGCTTCTTGCGCTTCGGCGCGTTGTTCAGAATCTCGCCAACCTCCGCCACCATCGCGTCGGCGGACAGTTCCTCGCTCGTCAGCACCTTCTTGATTTCGTCAAGCGCTTCCATGTCGCCCTCCTTACAGCATGCCCTTGAGGGCGATGATAGCGCAAGTCAGTTGCGCACACTGGAGCAACATGTTGTGCGTCCTCACGCACACCTCGCCGCTCGCCCTGTTCCTGCGGTGCTGGTAGGCTTTTGCCTCCGCTCGCATCATGTTTCTCTTGATTTGCAGACCTTCAATCGCCTGCAACAACGCTTTTCGCGCCATGTTTTGCCTCGCTTTCTTTATTTTTGTTTGTGTTTTGTTTTGTCTCGTCATCCGTTGACGACAAGATTCTCTCCGACATCCATCACTTTGCATTCCAGACTTGCAATGCCGTCGCGAAGGAACGAGTTGTTGACGATTTCGTCATAGTGGTCGTCGAACAATTCCTTTATGGAATCTGTCGCGTCCTTCGCGTTCTCACATCCAACTAGGAAGCGCACTTTTGCCGTGACAACCCCCTCGACAATCCGCTTTTCCTTGTAACTACCGAGCAGGTTCACCCTTATTGCCCCGCCGATGTTGCTTCGCATGATGATTGTATTTGCCATGTCAGACCTTCTTTCTGTTTGTGTTTACTTGCGCAGACGCACGGACACGACCTCGTGCCTGTGCTCGTGCCACAGTTCGTCCTCAACTCCTGCGAGACGATACGCCTCGCCCACCGCTTCCATGAAAGAGGCGGCGTTGACGTGGAATACCTTTGGCTCGACCGACAGGCTCGCCTCCAGCTCCTTGTTGACGAAGTGTGCGATGATTACGATTTTGTACTCTTTCATGGTTGGTTTCTCCTATTTGAGGATGATTGCGGTTAGCAGTGCTATGAACGCGAGTGCGAGAAGCAACTCCCGCACCCGCAGTCCCCAGTCTTGACTTCCTTTCATTACAGGTTGCCAGTCAGCGTCTTGATGGCGGCGTCATTCAGCCCCATTTCCTTCATCTTCGCCACGATGCCAGCGAGCAGTTCGTTCTTCGCCGTCTCCACAGCCTTCTCGCGAGCCTTGCCCGCCTTGCTCGTCGCCTTGCCCCACTTCGCCTTGTATTCGAGGGCGAGTTTGTGCGCTTCCTTCTTCGCGCCTTCCACGTCGCCGTCAACCACGCGGATGATGTTCTTCGGCAACTTCATGCCGTATTCCGCCGCAACGTCGGTGGCGAGACGCACCCGACCGTCGCCGTGGCACTGCACCTTGATTGCGAACCCCGTGATGTGACGCTCGCCGCACTTGCCAGTCACCCCGACAATATCAATGTCGAAGTAGTCGATTACTGGCAACTTGCCGTAATTGCGATTCGCGTCTTCCGCGAGGGTGGTTATTGTGTTGATGTCCATTTCGGACCTGCCTTTCTGCATACGAGAGCGTATGCGCTTGAGTTTTGTGCCTGTTGGATTGACGCACCCGCGTCAAAGCCCCGAAACCACGCCAAGGTAGGCTATTTCATTCGGAGTAAGTCGGCGGGGGCATGGCTCAAAGTCCACGCCCCACGGCGCAAAGTCCACGCCAACTCGTTTGAGGGTTGATGATACATACTTGCCTATTCCGCAAGTCGGTTTCGGTGATTCCCTTCCACTACCTGACCGCCATCGTTCGGCGCGGGGGATAATGGGGAGCGGACTTTTTATTAGCCGTGTGCGTCTCATAACCGCACAATCACCACAGGGCGCGTTTACCCTTGCGCGTCCCTGCACCACCTATGAGCGCAACCGCATTTTCCAGTCGCATTTCCCAGTTTCAGTCGCTCGCCCATGCTGTGATGGGTATGTTAGGCACTTTATCGCAGTCCTCTCGGCTATTGCGTCTGCCTATCCACGACTTACCGCCGCTCGCGTGCAACCGTCAAGCGACGCCCATGGTGGAATTTTCGGGAAGTTCGTTCGTTTGCGACTTGCCCGGTCGGAGCGACCGACCGAGCATCCGCATTCAGCGGTTTGGAGACTTCCGTTTAACTCCACCGCAACCCTCTATGCTTTGTTTCGCCTGAATACGCGCCTGTCCTTGCAATCGGAATTATCATTCGCGTATCGCTTCCCGCACTCAAGGGGGGGAGCCGTCCCTGCTTTCGTTCTCTACTCGCATTTGACTCGCAAGACTATTACTGGGCGGACTTAGGTCACTTCTTTCCGCGTATTCCCTTTCCCGCGCTCGCCGCGCAACGGGACGCTTGCCAGACTGCCGAGACTACCTAATGGAAGTAGCGGGGCGGGACTTGCCCCTTTCGGCTCCCAACCTATGCGATACAATGCAAAACTTTTTCAATCGCACTCCGCTGACCGCCACGGAATAAGGATTATAGGCGATTTTTGCGGATTTTTGGCGCGAAACACACTGTCGGCTCTGTGCGGAATTGACGCGCCAAGATTTCGCACAAGGACGACACGGCGCATGCACCCGCGCAACGCACAGGCACGCACTCACGCGCCCATGCACACGCCGCCCCGTATGCACGCCAACGCACGCACGCGCGAGGGACCCCAGCCGCGCTCGCCGAATCGAAACGGAACCAGCGGCAGATTCGCGCGCGCTCCAAGTGCGATGCAATCGAAGCGTCTGCATCGTTGGAGCGAACCATGCACTGCGAGGGGTGCACGTGACTGCGTAGTAAGGCGGGGACGTGGATGCAGTGAGCGGAATGTAGTATAGCATGAAGGAGGTTGGGTTGTCAAGGAAAAAAAAGAGGGGATAGGAGTAGATGTGTGGGAAACATTGGGAAAAATCCATAAAAAATTTTTGATGAGTTTGCGTGTGGGGTGATAGGGGATATGTGTTTGGACAATGTTTTGAGGAGTGGGATTCGTCCATTTTGCTGGGGTCAGCAAAAAGGGAAGGGGTGAAAAAATTTCCACAAAAATTTTAGGAGGGGTATTGACTTTGGGGAAGGGGATGTGGTATCATATCGCACGTAAGGGCATAGTGTCCTCACGAAAGGAGAGTGTTATGGGCGGCTTGAAGAAGTACAAGGCGGAAGACACCTACGCGGCGGAGAAGGCGGCGCAGGAGGCGGCGGCTAATAAGGCCAACGCGGAGGCGGCGGCCAAAGGCAACTCTGGCGCGGAAGGCGGGCAGAGCATGTTCGACAACGGTGCGCTTTCGAGGAAGAAGAAGGCTGGGAACAAGGCGACGCTTGCTGGCGAAGGCGGGCAGACGTTCGAGATGACTGGCACTCTCGGAGGCTAAAGCCATGGGAAGCGCGATAGGCGGTTACATGACGAAGCGGAGCATGGACCAGCAGAACAAGTTGCTGGCGAAGGCTCAAGGCCGTCAGATGTGGGCCGAGGAGGAGGCGAGCCGCAAGAAGGCGGCGGAGGCCACGCAGGTGGATGTCGCTGAGGCGATGGAAACCCAGAAGAAGAAGAAGGGCGTGCAGTCCACGTTCACCGCGATACAGGGCGGTACGAGCATGAACGGGGCGTTGACGCCAGTTGGGGAGGCGTAAGGCCATGAGGATGGGCAACGACATACGCAAGCGATGCGAGGCCACCATCAAGCCGATGGTGACGGAGTTCGACAACATCAAGGGCGTGCTGTCGGAGATTGCCGAGAATATCTACCCGCTTGCGAAGAGGACGATTACAGAAGAGGTAGACCAGTGGACGCACGCTGGGGAACAGCACAAGGATGACAAGGTGCTGAACACCGCTCCGTTCGAGGCGTTGAGGAAGGGGAGTGCGGGATTCCTCGTGAACCTGATGAACCCAGCGTTGAAGTGGTTTCACCTTGAGATGGCGAGGCAGACGCTTGACGCGGACGAGGACGACGGGCAGGACAGCGCGTCGGACTACCTTGAGAGGCTTGAGAACTTCATCTGCTACACGATGTCGAAGAGCGGGAGTTATCGGGCTTTCAAGAAGTGCTTTGAGCACCTGCTTGCGTTCGGGTTCGGTTGCATCATTGTCAAGGAGACAAAGCAGTTCTGCGCCAAGGCAGAGTGTCTGCCGATTGGAACTTACGCGCTTGGCGTGGGCGAGGACGGCAAAGTCATCCGCGTCAACCGCAGGTTCGCGATGACCGCCGAGGAGATTGTCAGGGAGTTCGGGAAGGGCGAGAAGGGCCTTGCGGAACTGCCAGAAGATGTCGTCCAGAACTGGAAGAACGGGAACAACGGCAAGGACGGGAACTACATCGTCGAGTGCCTAATAGAGCCTAACTGCCCGACGTTCAAGTGCGGGACTTTCGAGCTGATAGACTACGGGATTCCGAAGTCGATGGAGTACCGTAGCATCTACTGGCTGAAGGGCAGGGCTGGAACTGCCGCGAGGGATTCCAAGGGCTACGACGGAGTGCTCTGTGTCAGGGGGTACAGGTTCAACCCAGTCATAGCCCCTCGCTTGGACTGCGAGTTGGGCGGCATCTATGGAAGAGGCAGGGGGCACGACGCGCTAAATTCCTGCCGTGCTCTTCAGGCGTTGACCTTCGACCAGTTGGAGATTTCCAGCAACAGGGCGGAGCCACCGCTTCTTGCGGCAAACGAACTTCGTGAGGAGGGGCTTGACCTGTCGAGGGGTGCGGTGACGTACACCAACCTCGGAGAACAGAGGTCTGACCTCGTGACGCCGATACTGACGAATCCGCCCACAAGCGACGAGACGCAGAAGGCGGCGATGGCGTTTGAGCAGAGGATAAAGGAGATTTTCTTCCTCGGAGAGTTCGCGACGATTGATTCGCTGAAGAACATCAACGCGGGGGACAAGAGGACTGCGGCGGAGATAAACGCCCTCAAGAGCGAGAACATGCTACAGTTGGGAGGAATAGTCCTGATGCTTGAGGACGAAATGCTCGACCCAGTTGTCAACGTGTTCGTCAACTATGCTCTCCGTAGCAAGGAGGTCAAGGCGGCTGTCGGCGAGGAGAAGCCCAAGAACGGCGACCTCGTTCCGACGTATGTCGGCAATCTCCAGTTGGCGCAGAAGACGCACGAACTCAACAGTGCGGAGAACTCGCTGAACTTCGCCACGTCGATTGCGGCCAACGGGCAGAAGTTGGGCATTGAAGATGCGGCTGACGTTCTCGACAACTTCGACTTCGACAAGATTGTTCGGACGAGGCACAGGCTTGTTGGAGCGTCAGATATGCACCTCAAGAACAAGAAAGAGGTTGAATCCATACGCAGGAGGCGCGAACAGGCCAAACAGCAGGCGGCTGAGGCGCAGTTGCAGGAACAGCAGGCGCAGATTCAGTTGCAACAGGCGAAGGCGGCGGCGCAGGTCGGAAGGGCGAGCGAGTCGGTTGACCCGTCTGGATTCGGAGGAATCGCTGGCGCGATGGGAGGTTTGACGTGAGCGACATTCTGAATCGCGGAGACGAAGTGCCTTCGTACATCAAGAGGGAGCAGAACAAGGTCAAGGCGGAGTTGGCGAAGACGAGACTTCGCGACCGCGCCAACTCGCTCCTGTCCTACGAGCCGTTCGTCGATTGGGCTGGCGACCTTATGGCCGCAGTGGGATTCTTTGGAGAAGGTCGGGAGTTGACTCCGTACCAGCAGGGGTGCAGGGGTCGAATCGTGCAGGAGATTGAGAAACTGTGCGAGGCTTCCGACAGCGGAGCGGATTTCTTGGCGCGGGTCTTCAGGGAGAAGATACTGGTAGCCAAGGACAAAGGCACGGAAAGGAAACAGTAAATGAGAAAACTATTGTTCGGATTAGGTGATTATTGCGGTAGTTGCTTCATGGCTCCAGCAGATGGCGGCGAAGGTGGCGGCGGTGCTGGCGGCACAGGAGGCGGCGAAGGCGGAGAAGGAGGCACTGGCGGAGAAGGCGGTGCTGGCTCTGGCTCTGGCGGCACAGGAGGCGGAGAAGGCGGAGAGGGTGGCACTGGTGGCGCACTCTCTGGCGGAGCGTCAAAGGGAGGAGACGGCGGCGGAGAAAGCGGCGAAGGTACTATCGACTGGGAGAAGATAACCGTCGAAGAACTCTTCAAGAAGGTCGAGATACCGCAGATTGAGGGCGTCAAGGCCAATACCGAGCAGGTGCAGAAGCAGTACGGCGAGTTCTGCAAGAAGCACCACATAGACCCGAAGGTTGTATCGGAGTTCATGAAACTCGAAGGCGAGGCGTTCGCCAAGGAGTTGAAGGAATCCAAGGCGGCGGCGGAAGCCGAGAGCAAGAAGGTCAAGGAGAACTTTGACGCTCAGGGCGCGGCTCTTCGCAAGGAGTTCAACCAGATTCAGATTGACGAAGCGGTCAAGACGCTCCAGAACGACGCGACGCTCAACGGCGACGAGGACTTCATGAAGGTTGTGACTGGCCCGATGTCCAACAACAAGACCATGATGAGGCTCATCCTGAACTGGGCGGAGCACCACAAGGTTGACAATACCGCTGGCGCGGGTTCTGGCTCTGGCTCATCTGGCCTCTCTGGTTTTGCGGAAAGATGGACTGGAAAGAAAATCTAAACAATTTTCAAAAAGGGTATTGCATTGTGAACAGAATTTATGATACAATACACTCAAAGCACGGAAAAGCGGAAAGTCGCCAGACCGCTTCATTTCTGGTGGCAACTGAAGAAAGGATAAACCTATGGTAATCGACCAAGGTGCGTTTACGCTGCGGGACGTTGCCGCCAGAATGGACAAGACTGGCGAGAAGTTCAACAGCGACATGGTGAACCTCGTGTACGAGACGAATCCTCTTTTGCAGGATTTGCCCGTAGTGGAGGCGAATGACGGTTCGTCCAACATCACGACCTACCGCGTCGCGCTTCCCGAGGCGAAGTTCACTGGATACCGCGAAGGCGTCAAGCCCAGCAAGGGTGGCGTCACGTCCGTCCGCAACACTGCGGCGCACATGGATGCAATCATCGAGATGTCCCAGCGCGAATGGGACGAGGCCCCCGACAAGAACGCGTTTCTTGCCGACGCCGCTCTCGACCAGATTGAGGCCATGAACCAGAAGCAGTCCCGCGAGATGCTCTACGGCTCGCTCACGAAGAACGTGCGCGGCTACAACGGCTTCTTCGCCCATCAGGAGAAGTGTGGATTCTCCATCGGCCAGACGCCCGTGGAACTCGACGACAAGAAGCCGTCGTTCTACGTGTTCAACGCTGGCGGCGCGTTCACGCTCGGAAACCTTGACGCGCACGGCCACGCCGTGAGCATCACCCCGCAGGCCGTCAACTCGATGAGCGCGACCAACCTCCGCTCCATCGGCCTCGTCGGTGTCGGCACTCGTACCGTTCGCGGCTTCTATCCGCGTGGCACGACCGCTGGCATCAAGAAGGGCCAGTGGAAGGAGCACGAGACGCTTACCGACGAGCAGGGCGGCAAGTACGAGGGTTGCTCGCAGTTCCTGTCGTGGGACTTCGGCCTCGACATCCGCGACTGGCGGTACGTCGGCTGGATTCGCAACCTCGACATCACGGTGCTGGAGAAGCCCGGCGCGGAGGTATTCATCAAGGAGATGCTTCGCCGTCTCGTCACCCGCGTGGGTGGCGGCAAGCAGGATGGCGCGAAGTGGCAGTGGGTCATGCCGCTCACGGTGTTCGAGGGCCTTCAGACGGTCTTTGAGCGCCTGACGATGAACAACGCCATCACGTACACGCAGATTCAGGACGTCCTTCAGCCGACGCTCTGGGGCAAGCGGGTCGTCATCATGGACTGCATGAACACGGCGGAAGAGGCTCTGCCCGTTCAGGTCTAACGGAAACGGCCAAGGGGGGAGGCAACTCTCCCCGAGGCCAACCAAGAACAAGAAAGGTAAGTCAAAATGAAAATCCATCAGGCTTTTCTAACCCACGACAACGTTGCCCCGTCCACGACTGGCAAGTTCCTCGACCTCGGCTTCAATGGCGACTTCGACATGAAGAAGTCGGATTGGAACATGCTCTTCGTCCAGTTCGCTGGCAAGCCCAGCGGCACGGCGATGACCGTAAAGGCGTACTCGAAGCAGGCCGATACCACGAGCCTCGTCGATGATTCCAATGTCATCGGCACTCTCGTGATTCCCGCAACGGACGTCCAGAAGGGCGGCGTGTTCGGCATCCGTCTTCCCAAGGGGATGAAGCGTTATTTCACGCTCGGCATCACCTGCGTGACGGCTCCATCCTATGTGACGGCTGGCATCACGGACGTCGTTGACACCGACTTGGTGTTCGACTGGACGAACTACAAGGCGCAGACGGGCACTTCCGCTGTTCCCGAGGTTCGCGACGCGACGACTGCGGACATCGCCGCACACGCCGAGCTGACCGAAGGCGTCCACGGCCTCACCTAACGGGGCAATTTCGTTCCTGCGCCACCCCGACTGAACTTTCCGTGCCTGTCGGGGCTGGTGCTGGGCGATTTACTTTTTCAAGGCACGGAAGACTTAGGAGGACTTTGCGATGGCAAAGCGTACTTGGGTTGCTAAGATGAACTGCCAGATGCCCTTCAGGGATTTTCTCAAGGGGGACGAGGTTGTTCTCGACGACAGCGAAGTGACCGCACGCGTCAAGGCTCTGTTCGAGTGCAAGGACAAGCAAGAGGAGAAGAAGAATGACCCAGACTTCAAGGTTATGGTTGACCGCCTCAAGGCGGCCAAGATTCCGATTCCTCGCGGTGCTACCAAGGAGAAAGTTAAGGAACTCTTCGACACCTTCCTCGTCAAGGGCGCTCTTGCCCAGAACATCTCTGGCGAGGCTCCTGCTGGCGAACAGGCTTCTGACAAGCAGAAGGACGAGGGCGATGGTGGCAAGGCCGCTCCTGCTGAAGTGGCTGACGCTCCTGCCGATTTTGGCGAGGGCAAAGGCAAGAAGTAATTGACTAAAGGAGGCGTGTAGTGAACCAGACGCTGAAGATTTCGATAGTCCGTGGCGGATGCAGGTTCGCCACGCCTCTTTACCTTGGCGCGTCGTATGTCCTGTCCTTCGATGGGCAGAGGGCCGACGAAGCGGCGACTGTCCTGTTCGTGAAGCCCACGAGCAGGACGCCGGAGAAGACGACTGGCATCGAGGGGCTGGCTCAGTCCGTGACCGATGCTGGCACGGGGGCGATAACGCTCGCGCTCAACAAGACGGTCTTGGTTGACTGGTTCACTGACAACAGTGCGTGCGACGTGGATGCGTATGTTGACGCACACTGCTATGTCTTCAATGCGGCTGGCGAGGTGATAGCGGATTCGCCAGTCACAATCGAGTACAGGCCAGTTGACTTCGTTGTTGACGCGACTGGCTTCTCGCAATACACGCAACTCCTGACGCGCATAGTGGCCCTTGAGGAGAACCGTGCGCTCGACGTCGGAAGGATAGCGCAGAACGAGTCCGACATAGACGCTCTTAAAGCTACCGACGTAGAAATACGCACTCAGACGGCGCAAGCCATAGCGGAAGCCTCCAATAACACCTTGATTTCTGCAAAGGCTTATGCAGACCTGTTGCGTCAGATGGTCTCGAGGGTTTCGTACATCCGCGATGCAGACGCGTCAACAGAAGAATTTGACAAATACAGGAAGATTGAGGTCGGCACGAAGATTGTGGATGGGGTGCCAGAAATCGTTTTGCATGTCTCCAAGGAACTTTATTCGATTGATGGCGGAGAAGCTGACACGGACAGGTATGTGTACAACGACACGTCAAACACATTCGGAGGCGACGGAACCACAAATACATTCAACACGGCAGTAGTATTGAACGGCATCACGACGCTTGACGCCACACCTTCGGCTGACGACAACAGCAAGAAGGTTGTGAACTCAGAGTGGGTTGTCGCCAAGATTGGTAGCGCGTGGAGCGCGAATAAGGCGGCATTCATGGCGGCGGCAAACAGTTGGAGCGGAGTGCAGACATTCTCCAATGGAATCGTCGGCAATGTCACTGGCAACGTCACTGGCAATGTGACTGGCAACGTGACTGGCGACACCACTGGCGGAGTGACAGTTCCTTCCGACAAGATGCTTTCCGCCTCTGGAGAATCCATGTTCAGCGGCTCTATGGAGGTGACTGGGGAACTGACAGCATCTAATGTAAAGACAGTCCCCATTAGTGCGCTTAATGAAAAGTGTGCCACAAACATATCAATGGTTCTCAGTATCGTGTCTGCAAATCTTCCGTATCTATATTCCGGAATGGGGAAGAGAGAGGTATTGATAATCGGAGACAATCCGACTCTTACGAGGTTGTACACGACGACGATAGCAGAAAACTGGAGGGTCAGGTCTACGCAGACGATTTTGAGGAGTTGGGGAACGGCAAACATCTACACAGCGGCATTTCGTGGCGCGACAGGACTTGAAGAGGCACAACTCGACAGCGTAAGAAACATCGGCTCGTATGCGTTCAACGCGTGTACGTCGTTGCATACGCTGTCTCTTCGCAACATAGAGTACATAGGCCAAAACGCGTTTGCTGGATGTACCGCCCTTGTGAACGACAGCGACACGATACAACTCGGCCGGAACGTTGCGATTGATGCAAATGCGTTCGCAAACTGCTCGAACATGACGTTCATAGAGGTCAGTCCGCTTAAGGACCAAGACACTGGTGCGATAATGATTGCGTCAAATGCGTTTTCTGGATGCTCGGTCTTGACATTGAGCATGCCGACGTGCGACGCCACGCAAATACGTTCTAGCGCAAACTTCCCGTTCGGCGTACCGACGAACGCCAACACAGCCATAGTTGATTCTTCTGGCCGGAAAATCCTGTACAGGAACAACAAGTGGAGGATGACCGACCTAGTGTCGTGGTACGACTGGGACAACACAAATAAAGTGTGGGTAGTGGCTGAAGACTACGGTTCGTAAGGAGGATTGGATATGGCAGACACTTTTTCAGAATTTCCCAACAGCAATCTTGTTGACGCAAAGATTAGGGACGCTGTGACAGGCAAGGCTGACAAGGCGACGACCTACACCAAGACCGAGGTGGACACGAAGATTGTCGGGTTCGTCGATGGCGCGGAGTACGATTCGACCACGAAGAAGATTCTCTTGAAGCACGGCACGACAACCGTCGCGGAGGTTGACGCGACGTCATTCATCAAGGACGGCATGGTGTCGAGCGTGGAGGTAGTCGGTGGCAACATCGTCATCACGTTCAACACTGACGCTGGGCTTGAGCCGATAGAAATTCCACTGACCGACATCTTCAATCCGAACAACTACTACGACAAGACTGCGTCCGACGCGCGCTTCGCGACGAAGTCCGACGCGACGCTGACGCCGATATACTCCGACACGCCGACCTTCAGCGAGTGGGCGCCGAATGTCTTAGATGCAGAGAATGTCGTTGTCACGGGATTGCCATGGTATCAGCCCCAAGATGACGAACATACTGAATCTTATGGGTGGTATCTTCCGACATCACACCAAGATTTGCGGCTTGGTGTCGATGACAAAGATGCTGTTTCGTTGTCCTTCAATGCGCAGGTTGATGATTGGTACCTAAACTACACCGCCACCCGCACCCGCACGGACATTCTCGGCTACCAGCTCGGCTCGCAGGAAGACAAGCCGCTCGCGTCCGAGGCGGAGGCGGAGGAGCTTAGAACAGGCAAGCTCGACAACAGTCAGACAACCAGAGATGGATTGGCCACGCTATCGTTTATTGCCGTAAACGACGAGCCTCGTCTGCGTATGACGGGAGCGGCAGGAGAGTATATAGACATCACATTTTCAGCGTTAAGGTTTCAGATACCGGGCTATCAAGAGTTTGTTCTTACTCTGCCCATGGCGTCTGGTCCCCTCGCGCTGACATCCGAAATCCCCTACGCGCTCGTCACCAAGACCATCAGCAACAACGCAGTCACCCTCGACGACCGCGCCTCGAACGCCGTCACGATTTCCGCGACGCTCTCGCCCAACACGCTCACTATCAACTTCCCGACCGCGCCGATGAGCGGCAAGGTGCGCGACTTCGCCATGCGCCTCAACATCGCGGCTGGCGTGACCGCTCCCGAGATTGCGTGGCCGCAGGGCGTGACGCTCGAAAACAACGGCGGAGAAGTGCCCGAAATCGCGGACGGCGGGACGGGCGGCTCTTCGACGATTCTGTATTTCAGCGAGACGGAGAACAACGGAACGACCGCGAAGTTCCTCGTCAAAGGCGAAACACTGACGGCAATCGCGCAGGCATAAGGAGGTCATCATGGCAAACACCAACCGCAATTTCGGCAAGCTCACGGGCGGCGAACTCACCTACGCGCCGCGCTCGCTCGTAATCGACGGGCGCGAGATATGGAACCCCCGCGCCGAAACTTACGCACAGGCGGGCTATCTCCCCGTCGATACGGCGTCTCCAAGCGACCCGCCGCGCGAGGGGCATCACTACACCCCAGACGGCTGGGAAGAGCGTGACGGTGCCATACGGCGCGTCTGGCGCGAAGAGGCGAACCCTCCGCCCCCGCCTCGTCGCTGGACGCGGCTCTCAATCAAGACCGCGCTCGCAAAGGCTGGTATGCTCGACGCGGCGCGTGCGTTCCTCTCGTCTACCGAAATCGCCACGGGCTACACGGCGTGGGAGGCGCTGACCGACTGCGACTACATCGAGGAGGGCTTCGGCGGAGCGGATGCGTGGAACGCGCTCTTGGACGGTGCGGCTGTCGCGCTCGGCAAGACCCGCGAGGAGATAGACGCGTTCTTGGATAGCATACCGACGGAGGGCTGACGCCATGATAAACCTCAGAAACGCGCTGATGGCGGAGAAGCGGCTTCCCTACGACGCGGAGGTGGAGTTCCTCGAATCCACGGGGACGCAGTGGATTGACACGGGGGTTAGTGGCGCGGAGCATAATCTCATTATAACCGCGGGAGTGCGCATCAATACCTACGGCACTTACGCGGGCGCTTTTGGAAACTACGCGTCTGAGTCTACAAACTGCTACCGCCTTATATTGACAGGCGCAAACGACGGACGAGCGTATGTGACCTGCGGATATCTTACATCTAAGAGCCACATAATCAATAACTTTGCGCTGAACGCATGGCACACAGTGGTATTGAACGGTGTTGGTGACAGATGCTTCTGTGATGGCGTTGAGGCTGAGCAATCCGGAAGATTCATTCAAGGCACGGCGAACGCCAACACAATCAGGATATTCACGTCAGGCGGTCCGGCGGCTGGAACATGGAGCAAGCAGGTCTTGGCGTTCAAGATAGAGTTGAACGGCACCCTCGTCCGCGACTTCATCCCCGTGCGCAAGGGCACGGTCGGCTACCTCTACGACCGCGTGTCGGGCAAGCTCTTCGGCAACGCGGGCACGGGCGACTTCGTTGTAGGGCCAGACGTCGTGCCAGTCGAGTATTTGCAATCGAGCGGGACGGAGTACATTGATACAGGGGTAAGCCCGTTTGAAGGAATGGGGTTGCACATGCAATACAAACCTATGGTGCAGGGCGCCGAACAGCGTTTGTTTGGAGTGCGCACGAATATCGTGTTCAACTATGGATACTACGGGGCCACGGCTAATTTTTGGGATATTGGCGGTCGTATCTCAATGGCTCAAGTCCCATTCGAC